CCCGCATCAGTCAGGTTACCGTTAGCATCCAGTCCAGCGAGGTCGCCGTCGGTCGCACCAGTAACCTTGTCCGCCTTTGCGGTGTCAAGGGCATCATAGGCACCCTTTACGCTATTCGAGGTAGCAGCCTTTGTGGTGGATGTGCTGCTGTAAGAATCTTCAAGTTGCACCACACCCTTCTGGTTAATAGTACCATCCTGCACGGTCTTCTTCTCTACCGTCATTTCACCGTTGGCATCTTGGGATGCGGTAGCGATGAAGTCAAGCGAATTACCGCTTGCAGTAGGATCGACCACGGCAGTCTGTTTTGTCTTGAAGTCACCCGGCTTATAGGTGGAATCCACTAGGTTGCCGTTAGCGTCCAAACCAGCAAAGTTGCCATCCGTAGCTTCCGATACCTTGTCGGCTTTCGACTCAACCTTGGCGTCCAAAACACCTATGGCAGCTGCTACAGTAGATTCTAGCGCAACCTTATTCGTGGCAGCGTTATACTCTCCATCGAATTCGAGTGCATCTTGCTTGCCGTTAGCGAGGTCATACACAGTCTTTACGCTGTTCGGTGTGGCGGCTTTACTCGTCGAATAGCTATCTACCGCGTCTTCAAGCTGGACGATACCCTTCTGTTCGGTCGTACCATCTTGGACACGCTGCTTAGTAGCGGTCATCACGCCGTTAGCGTCTTGGGAAACCGTAGCGATAAATTCCGTAGTAGGATCTGAACCGACAGACGGGTCAACAACGGCTTGCTGAGTCTGCTTATAACCAGACAAGTCAATATCCACCGACTTTTCTGTAATAGTCTGGGCGGTTCCATTTACCTTAATGGTCTCAATCTTGTTGACCTGAGCACCAGCTTCGATTCCGGTTAGCTTGTCCTTGTCGGCATTCGAGTAATCGTTTGTCGACAAATCTTTTCCTTGTACCTTGTCAACCTTATCGTCTAATGCGGTCTGGGTAGCGGTCGAAACCGGTTTTTCATCATCACTCGTGTTGTCTACCTTTTCGAGACCAACGTCACTCTTGGTCAACGGATCACCAAGGACTACGTGTCCTTCGGAATCTTTACCGACCTTAACTGCGGCTGCAGCGGTAGCCTCCGTAGTTGGGTGAGTGTAAACTGTAGTTTCAGTACCATCGATCTTGACATTGCCATTGGTTTCGGATGCCTCGACCTTGGTCGCACCTTCGGCAATATTATCAAGCTTGTCCTTATCATCGACCGTGTACGACGCCGTCGTGTTGTCGAGAATAGACTTGTTTTCGTGTACGTGAAGTTTGCTCAACTCAGAAACCGCAATGCCAGAATCGACCGGATTTCCGTTGCTGTCGAACTTAGCCAAATCGTCTACTTTCGCATCACTATCCTTGTCGGCCTTCGTGGTGTCGGAAGGGTGAACGTGATCGCCGCGAGAGTACAAAGCAGAAGAACCAGCACTACCGGTACCGTTCATCTCCGGAGTTTCCTCATACGGAGTCACCGGGCTTTCAATCGTAATGTCCACGTTGTGGTTCGCGTCAGGAACCAACGGATTTGTATTCACGGAAATGGACTTGATGGTTTCCGTAATTTCTACGTTCTTATTGACAATCGGAAGCGGTTCGCCATTCTGTGAAATGGTGTTGATAGCATTCTGTTCGCCGCTAAAGGTAACGGCTTCGCCTTCGATAGGATGGAGCACCAGAGTCTTGCCTTCGTCAGTCGTTTCGGCACTGGCAATGGCATTTCCGGTGAGCTGGTCAAGCTCGCTCTTGTTGGTGTGAGAGTGATGCACATCGTAACTAGCATCGACTTTGGATTTGTACGTATCGTCGAAATCGTTGGTCGAGAGACCCTTTCCAGCCTCCTTATCGACCTTTCCAGCCAGCTTACCATCGACCGTAGTACCAAGCGCGTCAATGGCGGCCTGTTGTGCGGTCGATACCGGTTTGTCCATATCGGATGTATTCTCAACATTCCCCAAGTCAATGTTCTTGCGAGCTTGGAGTTTCCGTTCCTCACTGAGATTCTGCGGATTGGTCAATACGTGCGTCTTAATTTCCATACTACATCCATCAAACGGCTTTTCCATCAGTTTATACGGTTCAGCGTAACCAAAACACCTTATAAACTGCAAGAGACAAGAAAAAGAGTTCCTTATGGCATACAGCATTAACGACGACTTTATCGAGGCTTTCCGTAACGGCGGATGCTTCATTTTCGAGGGTGAAGATGGCCAAGCACCCGGTCCGGAAGAGGCTACCGATGGCCAAGAAACACCGGCCGAAGAGCCATCTCCCGAAGCACCGACTGAGGAAAAGGCCGATTCGCAGACAGAGGAACAGCCCACCGAACAGCCAGCCGAAGAGCAGCCGCAGCAAGACCCAGCTACCGATGCCGACCCGGAATCGTCAGCCGAAGCCGTAAACACCGACCAAAAGGCGGACAACGGCGTGGCTCCTACCGCCCAGAAGCTCGCCAACGATTTCAAGGCCGCCGGAAACCTCCGACTTGTCGCACGCACCGCTCTGCACGACCTCGGTATTACCAATCCGCAGCAGAAGATGAAAGTCGAGAAACTGGTCCCGTACATCACTAAAGCGGTCGAGAATTTCGCGTCCAAGTGTTCCGACAACTACACTGCGGCTGACATTACAAGAGCAATTCTGATCCTTACCAACTCGTGTAGCCAGAAGGCGGTCGACCAAGCCAAGAAGGCGTCAGCGGAACAGGCCAAGGCAGCCGAAAAACAAGAGGCTCCCAAGCCTACCGGAGGCGACGGCGGTGCCGAACAGCAACCGCAAGACCAGCCAGAACAGCCAGCAGCCGATGACGTAAACGCAACCTAATTCAACAAGCCGCAAGAAAATTGCGGCTTTTCTATTGACAAGTCGTGCAACATTTGTTATATTCATAGCATGACTATGAAAAAGATAACATACATTGCTGACATCGACCAAGATGTCGATGACCTGATTGCAGCACGCTACTTGCGCGACAAGGGAGTCCTTGGATGCGTAGTGCTCGATCCCAAGCCGACTTCGGAAGTCGGCCTCCACAGAGTAGAAATGCTCAAGAACCTTGGTATCGAAGTCCGAGACACAATCCCGGAAGATACCGACACCATTTTCAACGGCGGTGCGCTGACCATCGTCGCCGATTTCGTCAAGACCCACAAGATTTCCAATCTCGTGATGAACGGCGGATTCGTCGGCGCGAACATCGTGCCTATCCGCAAGGTATTGCCCAAGTTCGCCGGAAAGAGCGAAATCCGTACCTTCAACTTCAACTGCGACGTGAACGCTACCGTCAGCGTCCTCGAAAGCAGCAACATCGACCGAATCGTCCTTATCGGCAAGAACGTCTGCCACAACGAGCGCAACGCCGCCAACGGCATCTGGCGTCGCCTCAAGGGAATGATTGTCGACGAGTACGGAGTGAGGCCGTCCAAGCTTATGCACGACCTTCTGGCTTGCCACGAAGGGTTGTCCATCCTCAAGCTCCACGACGAGCCTCTGGAATGCGATTACCGTATGGTATATCCCTACCATACCGGCCTTTGCGGAAATATGACCAAGTGGGGAAGCCGCGACAACGCGTTCGGAAAGTTCAAGCGCGTCTTGGCGGCGGTCGACTGGGCCGTCTAAAAATCAAACACTTAACAAAAAACCTCGCTTCGCAGCGAGGTTTTCTTTTATTTGCCAGATTCTTGCGGTTTTTCTAACCGCACCACATTGTTAATGGCGATCTTGTCTTCTTCCTTGACCTCGAACTGGGGCGGCCACGGAAAACCTAGCCTATGGTACACTTCTTCAAGACTGACCGCCGAGAATTCTTCGACTACCTTCAGCAGTTTCTTAGTCTCGTCCGTGTCCAAGTGGAGGAAATTAGCGTCGCCGAAGTGAACCACGCTATCGCCATCATCGGGATCGTAGCGGATGTAGTTAATGTTGGAAAGGTTTATGTACTGAGTATCGCTTACTTTGACAAACTTCATATACTACCTACATATACAAATCAGCATAGGTTTCGGACTCCATCTCTTCAGGAGTCAATTCCTCACCAAACTTCTTCAAGACAGCTTCCAGCTTTCGGTACTCGTCTATATAGCGAGACTGTCGTAAGGAATCCTTCTCGGTGACATATGTGAGCCTAGACAAGTTCATATTGTCGCGCAAGTCCATAAGCTTGACCTTCGTCGCGAGCAAGTTCTTGGCGATGTTGTCGATGTAGACTTCGCGATCTTCCGACTTACCCCTAGTAAGTAGTTCGACGGTCTTCCACACGGCCTCTGGGAAAAATACGGACAAGTCGGTCACCGCGAATCCGCCATCCTCAACAACGTCGTGCATATAGGCAGCCGCCGTGAGATTGTCATCGCCATACTTCTCGGCGGTCATCTCGCCAACCCTAGTGGGGTGGTAGATGTATGCCTGTCCACCCTTGTCAAGCTGTCCGGCGTGGGCAAATTCCGCAAAAAGTTTAGCTCGTTCAACCATACCAACGTCCTTGCGCTGGATATCCTTTAGAAAACCTTTAATTTCTTCTCGTGATCTCATTTAAAATCCTCGAAAAATGGTTATACGGTTCACCAGGCTAGAAGACGCCTGTTGAACAGTAAACTAGTTCTTAATAACCAAGAATGTAATAATTTAATATTTAGAATCCAAATTAAGCCCAAAACGATGATTTTCAGTACCAATAACTTCAAGGACGAGTTCGCAAGACAACTTACCGACGCGATGTGCTTCGTGTTCGAAACCGATGCGGAAGTGGCTGTACAGGCAGTAGAAGTGACTAAAAAGGTTCTCAGTACGACCATAGCATCCTTTGTCGGCGAGTTCGCCGCTGGCGAGATTTACGGTACCTTCCGTGGCACGTATTCCGCAAAGGAAGACAACGCTACCGTAGAACGTATATACATAACCATCTGCGATAGCCCCGCCGAATCTATGATTCAGCTCGGAAGTTCGCAAGACCTTATGCGCTCGCTTATGAACGCTCACAAGCTGTATTTTACGCGTTCCAGCATAGCTCCCAAGCAGTATGAGATTATTTCCGCCGAATGCGAGAAACTTGCCGAAATTGCCAAGTATCTACCGGAGAACCGTATGGAAGCTTTCCGCAAGTCCATCGAGCTGATTCGCGCTCAGATAATGATTGATTTTGACATTAACAAGGCAACCGACAAAGAGAGGTTAGGCTAATGTACCCCCTAGACCCATACAAGCAGCAGATTTTCGATGAACTTTCCAAGAACTGGAGCGTCCTTATCCACGAGAATCAGAGCTTCACGCTTCGTTTCAAGGACGCGAAGGTGAAACTTGAAGGAACCGTCGGAGTGTCCATAACCGAGTCCAACGGCCATCATACAGTCCGCGTCGCGTTCTACAACTACGCTGGTAACCGAAAGGACTCCATCGTAATCAAGGATATGAAGCCGGAAATCGTCTGCAGCCAGATAGACAACTTCATCACGGCCAAGGAAACCGAGGTAGAGAAGGAAAACGACCGCTCGCTGCAGTACCGCAAGGAACTCAACCAGATGCTCACCAAGCTCGGTTTCGTCCGCGACTGCGATTCCAAGTATATGTCCATCTTCAAGACGGACAGCCTTATGCTCACGTTCAACTACGGCGAGAATATGGGATTCAAGCTGGGCATATCCAAGAGCCGCAAGAAGATAGCGGACAAGCCGATCGAGGTAGGTGGCTCCTTTACATCGAACCACTGGAAGGCCGCAATCGAAGGATGCATCTCCAGAGCGCAGCGTGACCTCGGCATAGCCAAGTAGGATGCTCCTATGGCGGAACGCCGCGAAAGCGAATACATATCCAGCGGAATCGCCACATACTGCTACAAAGGCGGCTGGACTGTTATAGACGAGCTTAACAGCAAGGATCCGCCAAAACCAGCGACACTTGAACTAATCCGACGAAAATTTCCACAAGTACAAGGCTATGGTATGGTTTAACCGTGCTTTCAAAACGAGTAATTAAAAATGATACATTCCAAGCTACACGAAATACACACATTCGGCGACCGGCGATTCTACTTCGTCGGTGACTTCGTAGACTATCGTGGACATTGCTTTGTCGCAAAACTCGACACTACATCGAAGCAATTCAGGGAAGACGCTTGGGTAGCTGTCGATGACCCGGACAAGTGCATCACCCTGTCCTTCTGTGGGAATGTGGACACAATCATTCTGGAAGACAGCAATCGCATCTGGCGATACGAGCACTTGCAGTCTCATATGCCTACGGCGTCTTTCCAGAATAAACCTTATGGACCGGCTGGCGACTGGTGCATATACCGATAATGTTTAGGCGGCTCAAAGCCGCCTTTCTTGTTATAACCCAGCTCGATCCGCCTTACTCAGTAGTCTCTGGTTACGGCTACCCATAAATTGCAAATCTAGGTCTCTCTGGGCTTGAATAAACGGACCATCCACTAACACGTCCACGGCGTCAAGAATTTGGCTTGTAACCCCCTCTACGTGCTTTCGCTGACCCGGTTTCAAGTCTTGCTCATAAATATAACCGGTATACATCCATAATGTCTTATCCGGGCATTCGCTTTTGAAACGACTGATTAAGCCAACCAACCCAGCTTGGTTCTCCGGCTCGAACGGGTCACCGCCTAGAATCGACAACCCGGAAATATAGGACTTCTTGCACGCTTCGATAATCTCGTTTACCTCAATTTCAGTAAACGGCTTTCCATAATTGAAGTTCCAAGTTTCCTCGTTAAAACAGCCTTGACAATGGTTTCTACAACCGCTTACATACAGCGATACGCGGTTTCCGGGGCCGTCTACGATGGACATATAGTAAATGTTGCCATAATTCATAATATTTCCTCTTATTCTTGCAAAAACTTAGAAAAAAGATACCCTCGGTATAGCAATATTGTGGAACTCTGCGTATACCAAGGGCATCCGAAACGTATATTTGAATACGAGTTCGCTGGCTTAGATATTGTGACGGTCTGCCAGCTCGGCCAGCTTTCCATCACCCCAAGACTTCTTGATAGTCTTTCTCGGCGACCCAGTCAAATATCCAGTAATACGTCTCACCCGAACAAACTTATCTTCATCATTACAATGGCATTTCGGGCATTCATTATTGATAATGCCGTGGAATCCGCATTCCAAGCAGTCGTCCGAATCCATTGTCACGGTGAAATAGCCCAAGTCGCCGTCATACATTGCATCAATGGTAGCCTTTACCGCCTCGACATTCTTGGTCAAGTCTCCATTCATCTTGAAGTAGAAGATGTGGCCAGCATTCGTCAAAGCGTGGAAAGGAGCCTCGGTCTTAATCTTGTTTTCAAGAGACGTTTCGAGCGAGAAATCCATCATATGGCTATTGGTATAGTAACCCTTCCCAAACAGTCTATGCAAATCCACATCAGCAAGTTTCTTGTTCTTTGCAACCAACATCGTATGACCATTCTCGTCGGTTACTTCCTTGGAGAACTTTTTCTTATCGATTGTTGCAAAACGACCAGCAACCGCTTCAGCCGGTGTTGCAAAACAGCTCCAGTTCAAGTGTGTTTCGGCCTGAGTCTGGTCACAGAAGTCACGAATGCGCTTGACAATGGATAGTGCAAACTCATCCTCTTCGTGGTCAACTCCAAACGTCTTGCCAGTAATAACGCGAATCGTTTCGGCAATACCAACATAACCAATGCTCAGAGTAGACTGCTTCATAACCTCAGCAATCTTGTCGGTGAGCTTATGCGGCTTATCGTCGGAAGTCAAATATACGCCTTGCTGCATCGTAAATGGGAAATTCTCATACGTTTTCTCGCAAATCAGCTTAAAGCGTTCGAGAAGGCTTCCCTTGGCATCTTCAAGCATAGCGTCAAGCTTGCTAAAGAACAAATTCTTGCGGGTTTCGACGTTGGTGGACTCGATATGAGCTTCAATGGCCAAACGCGGAAGGTTAATCGTGTGGAAAGCGAAATTTCCACGACCAGTCGTCTGCTGAACACCGTTCACATTACCAATAACGCGGGTACGACATCCCATCGTTGCCACGGTAGTGTTAGGAACAATTCGACGGAGCTTTGCGTGGAACCCCTTACAAGACACGATATCCCAGTTACTACCAACGCCAAGATTTACAGAATAAATCGGATATTCACCTTTAGCAGTTTCGATGTCCGTGTCGGCTGTCACCGTAATAGAATCATCACAGCCACGGTGAGAAATCCGCTGTCCATCCTTAAAATCAAGTTCAACGGTGTCATACTTCACATACGGAAGGTTAAACTTAGAGTCGACCTTTACAAAATTCGGGTAGAAACGACGTGCCAAACATTCAACCGCTTGCAAATACAAGTCGTAATTAGGATCAGTCGTAAGCTTGGAGAACCCCTTCATAAGCTTAAAAATCAAAATGGGGAAGATGGCCGTAAGACCGTCGCCCATACCTTCGTACTGAGCACGCATAAGGTTCTTGCTGAGCATTCGACCGCAATTGGAAGTATCAATACCGAAATTCAAAGAAGAGAACGGTACTTGGTTACCAGACCTTGATTGCAACGAATTCAAGTTGTGAACCAGTGCTTCCATCGCTTGGTGGGTATTACTATCCGTAAATTCGATGGCACGGTCAACTTGTTCGATAGGGAACTGGGAGTACAATAACTCTCTAGGACTATCCATCGTTACGCCACGCGATTGGAGCGTTTTTGCAATACGGGCAATCGTATCGTCAATCTTCTTCTCGGTCGGCAGTGCAAGGTATTCTGCATATTCCGGGTTCTTAGAGCAAACCGCAAGCCCATTCATTTCACGACCCAAATTCTTTCGGAACGAAATATCAACAAACGGAGCCAAGTCAAAGTCGATATTGTCGCACGCGATACCGCCATACTGCTGGTTAGACTGCAGCTGCAAAATAACAGCGGTCAATGCGGCGGCAGATTGGATCGAATTAGCCTTTCTCAAGAACCCGGTACCAGAATCAAATCCTTCTCGTAGTAACTTACCCACCGGGGCAAACAAGCAGTTAAAGGAGAGGTCATAAAAGTTCTGGTCGTGAATATGAATCTGACCATCGACGTGCTCGTCAACGTACTTCTTGGAAATCGTGTTCAAGCAGTTGTACATCTTGTTCATTTCACTGGCAATCTTACCGTACATACCAGCCGGGGTAACGCCAGATTCATTTGCGTTATCGCGCAAGATGTTGCAGCTAGACAATTTATCGTGTTTGAGACGGCGGATAATCGCATAAATTCCGCTCTGGTTTTCACGAATCCGAGCGCGGTTCTGGCGGTATTCGATAAATGCCTTGGCGACGGCGTTCATACCGTTGTTCATCAAGACGTTTTCGATGGTATCTTGGATGGTTTCCACGTTAGCGGATTTCTTTCCGCCCACACTCAATTCATCTACGACCGACCCTACAAGTCCGTCAAGCTGTTCATTGGTATATGACTCCTTGCAGTCCTTAAACGCGGCTTCAATGGCGTCATAAATGTGTTTGGTGTCAAATGGTCTTTTGCGGTGGTCTCGCTTAATTACAGAAATTAGCATAGCATCTCTTTTGCTTCTTCAGCAGTTAAATTATCTCTATTGGGTAATCGGTAGTTTAGCAATGTTAAGGTTGAATTGCAAACAGAAAAGGCCGGTTTACCCGGCCTCTTCTACAACATCTTGTTGATAAGTTGTTGATATGTATCTATATCTAGTGGGTGCCATTGGTCGACGAAATGTGGACACTCATAGTCGGTCCAGCCGATTCGATATGTCCGGAGGCGTCCGCCACCATAGATGCGTTCTTGATACTTTCGATACGACGGTCAATCAAAGAATTGAACGCCGAACAGTTACAGTCGGCCTTGTCGAACAGGTCTACCAAGTCGCTGATAATACCGGCGACGTGTGCGTGCGTGAAGTTCGATTTCACGATTCTTTCCATACCATCGACGAATTCCTGGTTTTCCATCGTCATCCAATCCGGTTTTTCAACACCAAGATGGATATAACGCTGTGTAATAACATCGAACACCTGTTCAACCGTGCTGGGGTTATGGACGTGAATAACCTCGTCGATACGACCGTTACGAGTCTTGATTGTTGCGTGGACTCTCTGCGGCTCGTTGATGGTCATAATGATGATACCGCTGAACTTCTTCGAGTTGGTTTCGTCGATACAAGTAATGAAGGTCGTGGTCAAGTTGGTCTTACCGCTGAAATCGTTACCGTCGATATCGTCGAACACGAAGATGGAACCGGGGAACATATTCAGAATGCGGAACACGGAGCGCATCTTCTTCGTATCGCTAATCGCGTCAGACGAAATCCAGAATACCGGCGTGTCGGTGAACTGCATAATGAGCTTGTGAATAGACACGGTCTTGCCAGTACCGGGGTCGCCTTGCAAGATATAGCCACGGCGACGGTGAGCGTTCAGAACGGAACGACAAGTCTTCGCCATAGTAGTCAAGTCGATATTCTTGATGTCGAAATTGATGTTCTCACGGCGAGCCGTATGGATAGTCGTACCGTCAATCTTGATAATGTGCTTCGAGATATCGATAGTCTTGATATAGTTCGAGTAGATGATGTTCTCCACTTCGCTCAAGATATCAAGATCGTCCGGTTCGTCGTCAACTTCAGAATTGTTAAAGAGGTCGCCATTGAACACGCCGATGTTGATGTAGCTGAACTGCGAATTGGCGGTAGCGTCAATATTCGCGCTCTTGTGCTGCATATAGTTGACTTCAAAGCCAATGGACGTGTTCTTGTACTTCGCCAAGATATAAGTACAAACCAGCCGAGAATTACTGGTGCTCGGTGTATCATTCTTGGGAGTAAACATCTTGTTAATTTTCAAGCCGCACTTTTCTTGCTGGTCCTTGGTCATCTCGACAAGAGCCTTGCAGATATCGGCGGTAGCGTCAATCTGGCTTACGTGAATCGAGCGTCCATTCTTGTAGCCCATAAACTTGGCCAGTTCGTCGTAATCAGTATGCACTTCGTACTTCTGGGCGACAAACAGGTTATTGATAACCATACTTGCCTTTCCCAAATTCAAAGCAGTCTCCGCCAAGTCAGCATATTTCCTGATGATTGGATTGTTGGTAGACGCCTTTGCCGTCACGATAATACTTTCGAGAAGTTGCGAGCCGACATTTAAGATTTTCGAACCGTTAACGCCGTTGAGCTGGTTCTTCAGATAGCGGAACTTTTCCTTCGCCGAACGACCGACCCACATATCCGTATCGATGCTGATATGCAAGAGCATATCGCCAAGGTTCCTGATAATCTTGGAACCGACATTGCCGCCTTCTTGCGACTCTTCCGCATACCCATTACTATTTGCCATTATACACCACCTATGCTGTCATCAATCGGGTTCAATTCTTCGTCGCCGTCATAGCTGACATCCACCTTAGTCTTTGATCCGCCATATTTCCAAGTACGGATGCAAACGCGAAGTACGTTGCAGATGAATACCGAAAATAGTACCACCTTACTCCAATAAATAATCGTAGAATGTATGTTTTTCATCTAAATTCCTCAAAAAACAAGAAAATTATAGCATTTTACTATGCCTAGCGCAACACCCTGAGTAAATCGTTTAATGTTGAAACAGTGTAATTGTCGTCACGTTTTTGTGTCTGTCCATTGTATGACACTGTCACACAGTGCAAAAAACCCCTATTTCCGGACCCGCAATGGAGAGTCAGTGGTGCAGAACGGATATAGGTGGTCAGAACCAGCTCATAGACCCTCCGCTTGACCTCTAGGTACTTGGAAACCTCACCAAGACGCTTTTCAAGCTCGGTCTGGGCATCGTCGCACTCTGGGTCATCGTTGGAAAAACACGCCATACGGACACGCTTTCCTTCGCACCGTTCGAGAACCCAGTCCATAGAGGAGCCGTCAAAAACGCCTTCCACAAGCACGTCTATGCCGTCGCTAGGAAGCCGTTTCTCGGCATCGTACGGGAAGCTCGACAAAGTAAACGATCGCGGGTACCTTGGGTGGTCGAAATTGCCCAAGAAGACAATCTTTCCAGCCAAATCTAGGTACTGCTCGTAATGGGCGTACCAGTCGTGTACGAGGACGATGGGCTTCTTGAAGAAACGGTCGGCGATCGCCATTCCGTCCCCAAGCTGCCACACGGCGACATCGGGGTTCTCGTGACAAGAGAACCGTGTGTCTCGACACACGGCTGCAACGTCCCTAGCAAGTCGGTTGTACTTCGAAAAACCGTCCTCGGTTCCGATATCCTTTACGAATTGCATTTTTTCAGATAGTCCTTCAGTTCTTGTTTCTGTTCGTCGCTAAGACCCGGAATCCCTTCAAGACCACCTAGCGCAGTCTTGACGAAAGTCGGGATGTACCACGCGCCATCCTCGGCGGCAACCGCGTCAAGCAACTTGGTGAACGACATATCGCCTTCGTTATCGATATCGTAGATGGTCGTGTCCACGGTAAGAAGGCACAAAGGCGTACACTGCCAACGCAGACGGATTGAAAGCCGTCCCAAAGCGTCGTACTTCTCCACCAGATCCACCAGATTCTTATTTCCAGCGCAATACTGCTTCAAGTCGTCGATCGACATACGGCGCAAGCAAGCGCAACGCTTTCTGTTGTCCACGTAGTCCTTGGATTCTCGGTACGATTCTGTATCGACCTTCGGGTGGAACAGATGGTAGATGGTTCCGGAAAGTCTAAGGCTATGGCCTACCAGACGCTTGCACTTGGTCAAGAAGGCGTCGTCCTCGGCTCCCCAGTTAGTAAAAGCCTCGTCGAAACCGCCGACCGTGTCCCAAGTAGACTTCTTAAAGATGTTGCAAAGTCCGGTTTGTCGGAAAATCTCGGCTCCGTGATCCTTCGTACCGGGCAGAAGCTCTTCGCCAGCGACGATGCGTTTCGTGTCAGGCTCGTTCAAGTACAGAACGTCGTCAAACGGAAATACAATCGAAGCTTCGCCAGAGTCTAGGCGAGAAGCGGCCTCCCGCAACGAGCTGAAACACTCGTCCGAGAGGTACGCATCAGCATCACCCATCACGTAATACTCATAATCCGGATATGCTTTCACTGCAGCATTGAGCAGTTCGGTTTTGCAGAACCGTCCCGTCTTCTCCGGGTCTCCTTTCATTTCGTTGCACGGAACGAACTTTACCCTATCCGGATTCATCTTGGAAATCGTCTCGGCAAATCCTTGTGGATATTGTTCAGCGATTATAACATCGAAGTCGTCAGTTGTCAAGTATTTGTCGACCACTTCGCTTAAATTACGTTCGCGAAACTTGTTGCCTTTGTCATAAAATGCCATTAAAACGCAAAATTTCATTAAATCCGCCGTTTTATAAACTACTTAGTTGGCAATTATACAAAAAAAGGATTTTAATGTCATTTAACGGTATTACAAACCTGAGAGACGCCAAAGAAAGGGTTAAGCTGAAACCCGAACACCTCGCTGAAATAAAGAAGTGTGCTCAGGACCCGTTGTACTTTATCAACACGTATATGTATATCAATACCAAAGACAACGGTATGCAGCTCTTTAAGACTTGGCCTTTCCAAGACGAAGCAATCAAGCGATTCTTGAAGTATCGATTCAACATTAACCGTTGGTCACGACAGGTCGGTAAATCAACAATCGTTCGAGGGTTCATCCTTTGGCACGCGATGTTCCACGGCGACCAGCTAGTCGCTATGCTTGCAAACAAACTTTCGCTCGCGAAGGAACAGCTGCAGCTTCTGCGCGATTCCTATGTAGCGTTGCCTTACTGGTTGCAGCCCGGCGTGAAGCTGTGGAACAAAATGAGCATCCAGTTCTCGAACAACACTCGTATCCTCGTGGCGGCCAGTTCTCCGGACGGTATTCGTGGTTTCTCGCCAAACTTGCTGTATTTGGACGAATTTGCGTTCTTGCGCAACGGTATGGCCGACGAATTTATGGCCTCCGTGTTCCCGGCAATCTCTTCTGGTAAGAAGACGCGAGTAATTATCACCTCGACTCCGCAGGGCCTTAACCACTTCTACCGCATGTGGGAAGACGCAGTCGACGAAAACACTGCATCCTACCACGACTTGATGTCAAAATATGTCAGGTCGACGGTTAAATGGAAGGAGGTTCCGGGACGTGACGCCCAGTGGGGTATCGATGAAAAAGCTCGTATCGGCGAACAGAAGTTCAGACAAGAATACGAATGCGACTTCATCGGTTCTGCAGTGACGCTCATCGACTTCACCATTCTGCAGAAGCTTCACCCATCGAAGCCGAAACCCATTCGAGGATTGCCGTCAGAGTATAGCCTACGAATCTTCCAAGTGCCTTTACCAAAGCAGAAACTTGAAGTTAACGGCTGGGTCTATATCGCCGCAATCGACTCTGGTTATGGTATTCGTCAAGACTACCACGTACTTCAGATTTTCTTAGCACGAAGCAGCACTGACCTAGAACAAGTATGCGTCTTGTCGTCCAATGAGGTGACAATCGAAGACTTTTGTACATTGGCTAGAAAGTTGCTCAAGGGTTACTACGACCCAGACTTGACAATCGAATTCAATGGTCCGGGTGCCCGTACTTACTTCATTTTCCAGCAGAACTTGGAATATGAAAACCTAGTGAATTACGACAACAAGTTCCGTGGTATGTGGGCTACCGATGGCATCAAGCAGAGTGCCGTGATGCTACTGAAGCTCTATGTACAGAGGTTTTACGCAAAGCTCCACGACGAAACGACCATCAACGAACTAATGTCTTTCACTGAGCTTACCAAGAAGCACTGGGGAGGTGGCGGCGGAAACCACGACGACCACGTTACCTCATTGTACTGGGTAATCTATCACGCCGCATCCAACTGGTTCCAAGGCAATCAGGTCGAGATTCCGTTCCTCAGCGGACTGGAGCTTATGTTCGCTTCTATGCCGGGTCACGAGTCCGACGAGGACAAGGCCATCGAGTTCGTACAAGACCAAGACGCGGTCGATGAACAGGCGGCGGTCGGACAGCTCCAGTACGAACAAGCAAAGGCGTACAATATGCCAAAAATCGGGACGCCGAACCAAATGGCGACCATATAAACTGCGAATAAGCAACCATAGGATTGACCGATGTTCAGCGAACTTGACGATTTGAAGCAACTTACACAGGCCGTGGCCTTGGAAGCAATCGACCTCACCAAGGAAAAGGAAGAGGCTGACGACACCGACCACGGTGCGATGATTATTGACGGTGAGATGGATAATCGACCGTTCGAAAAGGATGACGGTAAAGTAAAGGTCATCAAAGTGGACGGCGCGGCTGACACCAAGTCAGTTGGTGGAAGTTCTGGAAACTTGACTTCCGACAAGGTCAAGTCCAAGCGACCCATCTTCGAACAGAAGCCCGACCAAGAACTGACCGACAGCGACCTCGAAGGCATCTTCGGCAAGGGTCTCGGTGCAAAGATTGGTGGCATCGGTTCCCTCAAGAAGGCTCTCGAATGCTGCGTGGACGGCGACCCCGACTGCGAACACCAGTTCCATCCGGGCGACTACGTGACCACCAAATGCTGCAAGAAGCCGGTAATCCTTATCATCAAGAGTTCCGACGGCCCGGTTATCACAACCGCAAAGCCGACGAACGATATGGACGAATATTGTGAAGGCAACGACGGTTGCTGGCCAGAGTTCTCTTTCAACCAAGACGAAATTGAACCGATTCCGGGCATTTCGCTGAACGACATTATGAATGTTATGGCATTCAATGACGCCAAGTACGAAAGCCTTACCGACGGTTCCGTCGACGAAGACAAGCAGAAGGAAATCGTTGACAAGACCAACGATATGCTCCAAGACAAGAAACTCGAAGGAGCAGACGACTGCAAGCCTGGTGAGTTCTGCGACCAAGAGGCCGTGATCGAGCGTATGAAGGATATTTTCGGCGACCAGTCGTACACCTTCGCTTCGCCGAAAGTAACTACGCTTGACCGTAACGGAAATGTTGAGACTAGCCAGTGTGCTGGCAAGATTAGCTTCGGAGCGTGGTAATGAGCGAACAGATCAAGGCAAAACCAAAGTTTTTCTATGACAACGGATGCCCCATCTGTTCTCAGTACCGCCGTCTAGTCGAACGCAAAATCGGCGACCAAGTCGATTACGTCCCTGCCCAGCAGAACGCCTCCGACTTCGAATACCTCGCCACTGACGGAGTTAAGTATTCCGGAGCCAAAGCGATTGAAGCTCTAGTCAAGGATTTCCCAGCAGTCAAAGACTATATGTGGGTTCTTCCAGAAAAGTACAAGATGACCGCGCTGAAGGCCGTCTACAAGGTCAGCAGCGTAGTCCGGAAGGCTTACGGAACGGTCAAGAAAGGCTGTAACTGCGGCAAACACTAAAATTCTCGTCATCATAAAGGAAAGCCGGGTCATTGCGCTCGGCTTTTCTTTATGCTATATTTGTGACAAAACAAGAGGATATTTATGGCAAACGAAGTACAGTGGGTCGACATATCGACCGTCTGGGGAAAAACAAAACCGTCGTCGATGACTTTCGTGGACTTGTTCTGCGGTGCCGGTGGATTGAGCAAGGGTCTGGAAATGGCTGGTTTGCAAGGCATCTGCGGCCTTGACTGGTCTAAGGAAGCCGGTATGACCTATGCGAGAAACTTCAAGCATCCGTTCGTCAACGGCGATATCACGACTCCGGAGCAGAAGGACGAGTTCTACAAGATCGTCAAGAAACAGCTCAAGAATCGTAAGCTCAACTTGGTGGTAGGCGGATTTCCGTGTCAAGGGTTCAGTATGGCCGGAAAACGTATCGCCGACGACCCAAGGAATTCTCTGTACAAGGAAATGCTCGAAGTCGTCAAGAACCTCCAGCCTGAGTTCGTCGTTTGCGAAAACGTGAAAGGCATCTTGAGTATGCTTGACGGCGAAGTGGTCAAGAAGATCGTATCTGACTACAAGGCAATCGGTTACGAAATGACCGTCGCCACATTGAACGCAGCCGCATACTACACACCGCAGAAGCGCGAACGCGTAATCTTCATCGGAAACCGTATCGGAGTGCCGAACCTCCACCCCAAGCCCATTCTGGAACCGTCCGTGTACGTTACAACCGGACAAGCGATTGCCGACCTTATGAGACACAAGCCCGATCCAGCCTTCAACCACGTTCCGACCAAGCACAGTCCAGAAATGGCGGCTCGCATCGCTATGACACCGGAAGGAAAGAGCCTCTACGACGGCTACAGCGACGCTTGGAAGAAGTGTCCTTGGGATGAAGCATCTTGCACCATCAAGGAAAATCACGGCGGCGTAAACCTCCACCCGAAGCTTCCGCGTGTACTTACCGCGAGGGAAATGGCTCGTCTGCAATCATTCCCCGATAATTTCATCTTCGAAGGACCGAAAAGCAAGCAGCTGGTACAGATCGGAAACGCCGTTCCGCCGCGCCTTGCAAAAGCGATTGGCCTCGCTATCCGCAAGGCCAAGGGTGAAATCTAGTAGACGTTACGTCTGACTGAATACTTGGGCAGCTTTTTACGAAGCTGCTCTTTTATTTTTGGTTTCGCCAGCTCGTAGGCATCGAGAGCTATTCGGTTGCGATAATGCGGGTCTCCACGGTTCAGCGAGAAGCTGTTCCCTTCCTCGCTGCAAATCTGGGCGACTTCGTCCATAATGGTAATGTTCACCGAGTCATTGCGGACTCCGCCGAACCCAGCGTTATATATTACCGTGTGCTCTTGCTTTCCTACCGACAGCCTGACGGACGCGCCGAGGACGTTGAACTGGATTCCATCGTTTGCGAAAATCTGGTCGAGCACGCCAGCTGCATAAGCGTTATTAACCTTGGCGTCAAGCTCGTTGCAGAACGTAAATACGAAATGTTCCGGGTCGTTCTTGTACAAGCTGAGGATAGCCTCGTAAAGGTTCTCGTTAGAACCGCATATTTTCTTGACCGTCTCTAAAAACAACATAGGGAGTAACCTTTATAGCTACTCCCTAGTTTATATTTTCGTTAAATCTAACCAAGCTTGATAGCGGTTCCTTCGAGAGGAGTCAAGAAGCCGAGAACGATATGGAACTGGCCATTGTCAAAGCTAGACTTGATATTGTTGCTGTCAACCGGTCGAGGAATCGGGTAGACGACGGTGTGGGTTCCAAGTAAGTAGTCCGGAATGTTCACTTGGGAAGTGATTTTCGGCTTCGTCTTGGCTGCTCCCTTCGCACCCTTTACCTTCTTTGCGGCCTTCAGTTCAGCGGTAAGCTTGTCTACGAAAGTGGTTCGTGTGAACGTAATGGAGACCTCGTTCTGCGGAGTCAGCGTTGCGCTCACGTTTTCTTTCGAAATTCCCGGCAAGTCGACGATGACGTGACATTCGTCATTCGTCATAATCAGCTCGGAAAACGGTTCTTGCAAGTAGTAGGCGGACTGCGGTTGCTGTTGCTGAGGCTGCTGGGTAATGGGAATGCCCTGCTGCTGTTGCGGCTGCATCTGCTGTACTGGTTGTTGAACAGGCTGCTGATAATATTGCGGTGGTACTTGTTGCGGCTGTTGCGGCTGCTGGTATACTGACGGCTGGGCGTAGTTACCAGCGAACTGCTGATTCTGCATAGGCTGCGGAGCCGGTTGCTGAGCCATCGTATTCAGACCGATTCCCATACCCCTACCACCAACGCGATGACGCTGGTTAATCATATCTGTTTCTCTCATAGTTTGCTGTATGGCGGACATACTGACACGTTCGCCTTCACCGGTGTTCCCCAACGTGACGTTGTAGTCTGGGACACCGTTATTGAAAATGATGGTAGAACCAAAATCTTCTTCAGCCATAGATGACCTTCTTTTTAAATGTTCAACTTCGACTATATCGTCGTCCTTGGCACCGAATAATTTAGCTGCAATGTTCTTAAAGAATCCCATTAACTACCCAGCGCATCTCGAAGCTCGGACACGACGGGTACACTTCTTAGCTTTGCCAACGCACGGTTCCTGATGCGGCGTATGATTTCCTTGCTGACATGGCGTTCAGCGGAAATTTCACTAACGGTATCTTCGTATCCATCCAAGCCATACAGTCTACGCAGTAAATTAGTCTCTTCTGGCGTCAAGTTGTCTTCTAGGATCGATTTTAGCTTGTCACGGCGCATTTCGTCTTCCAGATTGGCGTCGGTACGCTCATCGGAAGCCAGCGTATCTACCAAAACGATTGGGGTTCGGTTCTTTGCCGTATCGCCTACGATGCTTCGTTCGACCGAGGCCGGTTCCGATACGGCGTTATCGGCAAGCTGTCCATATTGGATATGTTCAACCGATTCGCCTTTTTTCCTAGCCTTCAGAACGCGTTTACGGATTCTAACTGGTACTCGAACCATATCGCTGTTGTGGACAATCAGGTCCATATGGCGTCGAACCTCGAAAACTGCGAACGAGCCGAACTTCGTGCCGCAAGTGTAGTCGTACTTGTTGAATGCTTCGAGCATTCCGAGCTTTCCCTCGGCAAAGAAGTCGTTGATCGGCAGACCGGTCGTCTTCTTGTACGCTCTGGCTACAGCCAGTACGAATCTCAAGTTAGACTGAATTATGGCGAGCTTTATTTCGGTACGCCTTTTTTCGTCTTTTGTTGAATGGAATTCACGAAATAGCTCAGTTTCGGCCTTTCGTCCGAGGATTTTGTACTTTACAGTTTCCTCAATCAGTTTCTTTGTAGACCAGTCTTCCTCATAGGTCTTCATCCGCACTCGCTTTGTGGAATTGTGAATAAATATAATACATCCGAGTTTGTAATGCAAATTTTACACGGACAGTGAATAAACTGCAGTTTATATGACGATGAAACGAGATATATACGATTCTGTGGCACTGACCTGTGACCAAGCGGCCTTCAAGAAGCTGGTGGACGATGCTTCGGTTAAGCTAACCAAGTATTCCCGCTCCGTCAGCGTTGTCGGCTGCAAGTCCGGTCCCGGTTATGAATATTCCGACTATGTCGTAACTATTCGAGTAACCCACGACCGACAGTCTTGCTGCGTATTCCGAAACCGGACCGGTGTAATGGTGTATGCAATGATTGGTGGTAAGGTAGCCAGTGTCCATCACGAGTTCATTTTTGTAGAAGACCATCTACATTCGTTATTGGCCGCCAACAATCAATCACCAGAAAAGGAAGGAAATGGCTAAGGAAGAAAGCATATCAGTCAATGGAGTAGTGACGGAAGAAAGAGGAAGCGGATTCTTCACCGTCCAGCTGGAAAACGGTCACCAGCTAATTGCCCGTCTAGCCGGGAAAATGGAAAAACGTAACAAAATCAGAGTATGTACGGAAGACCGAGTAATTGTCGAAATCAGCCCGTACGACCTTGACCGAGGCCGAATTACCTACAGATACAAATGAGAAAACCGCTACCGATATGGCAGCGGTTCCCTAAAACCTAAAGCGCAAGCTCTTAGGCTTTTTTCTTTTTCACCGTCTTGGACTTGCCAAGCGGCGCGGTTACGATGATTTTTACATCATCGGACTTTTTCTTGCGACCACGCGGCTTCTTTTCGGTCGTCTTGGACAGCGTGTCGATGAAGTTGGCGACATCCTTGGTCTTGTTGGCCTTGGTAGTCTTCTTCGTGGTCTTCTTGGTCGTGGCCTTGGTAGACTTCGTCGCGGCCTTCTTGGTGGCCTTCGTCTTGGTCGGCTTCGGTTCCTCGACCTTGGTTTCGGTAGCAGCTTCAACAGCTTCGACAGTTTCAGTCACCACCGCTTCGGCAGTTTCTGCCGTTTCAGTATTAGTGGTTTCATTAACCGGTTCAGCAGTCGGAGTTTCGGGAACTTCGACATTTGCCGGTTCTGCAGCCGGAACCACGAGTTCGGCAGATTCGCTAACAACAGGAACGATCGGAGCCGATACGATTCCAGTTTCAGCTGTCGGAGCCGTGGCTTCGTCAACAGTTAGGGTATGCTCGGAGGCAGCTTCCGGAGCGATTGCGAAGTCGTCCACAATGTCAACCTTCTTGGAGGCGCGAACCTTCAAGACGACAACAACGAGGACCACTGCTGCGAATACAGCCAATGCGGCTATGATTTCAGGGGTCATTTGGGTTTTCTCCTATAGGATTTTACGTAAGAATTAAACTAGTACATTCATATTAAAGTCGGAACTGATAAACTACGGATATGGCTAAGAAAAAATCAAATACAGACGTGCTCGATGCCGTCGATATCATTTCCGTGGAAACTGTTCAAGACGAGCAGCCGTCCGAGGATATCCTCGTAGAAACTGCCGAAGCTGAAGAGGTTCCCCCAGTTATCAACCCGGTTCACAGAGCAGTGCCTCCGGTTCCGCGCCCACTTCCCAAAGAGACCGTCGCCCCAGCGGCTCCGACCGTCCCGGTGAAGAAAAAGCGAATCCGCATCCGCAAGAAGGGTGCCAAGAAGCTCTCGGCGGCAATCATCTGCCAGAACCCGAACATCGTTCGATTCATCTAAGAGGTTTCAAAAATGCACGAATCGCTAAAAAATGTTCTTGAATCGGTTTCGCCGTCGATGAAAAAGGCCGTAACCGAGATGTACGAGTTGCTAATCGAGGGTGCGATGAACACCCCGACCAGCTCCGACGCGGTCGAACATCTTCAGGCGACCGTGGGAGTGAACCCCAACGAAGTGAAGGACGGTACGAAAATCGTCGGACTTGCCGGTAAGGTCGGTATGGACGGCGAGAGCAGCCTTGCGAAGGATGAAGACCAGTTACTGAATCAGGTCAGCAACGATATGGCCGCTATACAGCCTATCGACGTGCAGCTCCCCAAAGAAGACCAGTTTGAAAACCTCCCGACTGGTGGCGGCCAGACCGTCGAACCCCCAGCAGAAGAGCCGGTTGACTTAGCCCAGCCGGAAGAAGGCGGCGACGATGAAATGACGTGGGACGAAATACAAAACGCTCCGCCGTCGATTCCGGAAGGAACATCGGACGAAGACCTAGCTGGTCTGCTGGATGGATAATTAAAAAGGCGGTTTAAATAACCGCCTATTTTTATGCTGTCGCTTGGGACGAGACGTGGAACTTTGCGTGTTTGGCCTCTTCCTTTCGTTTCTCGGCCTTGACAATGTCGCGCAACTGTTTCTTTTCTTCCTTCTCGCGAGTACGGATCTTCTTTAGCAGAGCCTTACGTACTTCCTTGTTGTACTCAAGTCGCTGCGGAGACACGTTACCTTCCTTGATGAATCGGTCGACGTTTCCGATAACCTTCGCGACCTTAACTTCTTCGTCGTTGAACGTATTCAATGCGTTAATACGAGCGGTCGTGTTCTCACGAGCGGTCTTGACGACCGCATCAATTCGGTCCCACACGCCATACATCTTGTCGAAGTTCGCCTCGATATATGAACAAAGGGACTGCGGAGACATCGGGTTCTGGTTAACCACGCCTTCCGGAACCCAGCGGTCAGCCTTCCAAGCCTTACCTTCTACTTGAACCGGGATAATCTTCAGACGACCGTCCGCATTTACTTGGACCAATGTCATATGTTCAGCGTTGGCCGCCCAGTTAATGCACTTGCGCTTCGACTCTCCGTGGTCGTTGTAACCAAGGCTAACGGTTTCCTTGCACTGGAAAACCACGCCCCAGTAGAAATTCTTTGTATCGACCGGGCTGAGGTCTTTCAGCTTGACTGTGTATATATAACCGTTACGACGACCACCGACTTCTTCGGTCTTGGAGTTGGTATCGACTTTCCAGAACGTATTGATGTTCGGCAAGCCGTGGTACACTTGGGTTTCACAAATAGAACGCGCATCCATTTCGGACTGCATCAGCTCGATATACCACTCGCCGTCATCTTCTTCCTTCGGATCGCTAGTGTGGTAGAAAAGGTTCAAAGTACCGTTGACAAACGTAATCCACTGGGGGTCTTCGTTCTGGAAATCGTAGGAGCCGAACCACTCTGCATACTTTTTCTGAGCGAGCGTCGGCAAGTCGACGACACGAGACATACCGTCGAAGTCGTGAGGCGCGAAACCAGCCTCGCGGCACTTGTTCATAATCCAAAAATCAAGGATGATGTCCTTGTGGGAGTCCCAAGTAATTCCGGCGTTGATGTAGTTGATCAGACGAATTCCGGCCACCTTCTTGGCCTTCATCTCAAGAAGAATCTGCTGCGAGCTGTCCCACAGCATATCAGCGTTGATGCTATTGAAGAGGCTGATTCGCTTATTGTTCGTGTCATTCATCGGTTTTTCCTCAATACGCAGTTTATTCATTTTGAAACAAACAGAATCGTATAAACTAGGATGTAAAGCACATTTGAAGGGTATACTATGTACGATATGTTCGACCTCCCTAATGAAACCGAGCTTGCCCAGATCATTCTGGAGGCCAAGAAACAGCCGCGCAAGACCGATACCACCATCGATGTCAAAGACATCTTCCCGTTCAGCACGCCCACCCCGGCGAAGTCCAAGGTCGTTTCCGACAAGACTGGCGTCGTGAAGCCCAAGGTTGACTTCCGTGATTCCGACGTTGCTACCGCTTGGGAAAAGTTCCTTGGCAATATGAAGGCCAAGAAGGCTGAAACCAAGGGTGACGATTTCGGTCGTCTCGAAGTGAAGAACGGCGAAAAGATTCCGTCCGTCGAAAAGATTTCCAATACCATCAAGGCTCTCAAGACCACCAAGGTCACCGGACTCAACGGCAAGAGCACTTCCGAAACCGAAGTCCTCGGCGTGTTCAAGGAAATGGCCAAGACCTCCGCTACCAAGCTCCCGGACAAGACCGGCGTTGTGGAACCGAAGGACGGTCTCGGAAAGATCGACAAGAAGCCGAAGTTCGACGTTGACGCAAGTGCCGAAGTCGTTGTCAAGACCGCCATCCCGTCCAAGGATAACAAGATGGTCGATAAGACCGGTGTTGTAAAACCGAAAGACGGCCTCGGAAAGATTGACGCAAAGCCGAAGATCATTGATATGACTGGTACGACAGTCGTTGTTAAGGATGCGATTCCGTCCAAGGACAACAAGATGGTTGACAAGAGCGGTGCTGTGAAGCCCAAGAAGCTCGAACCGGCCAACGTCAAGAAGTAAGGTTCGTCGATGACAGATTTGACCGAACAGTTACAGCATCAAGCGAGACGATTGACGCGAAACCCGGTGCCCGTGCATCAGGGCTTTGCGCGTCTCCGCTTTTCTGAATTCCCGGTCAACTACGTCGAACGCCGCACAAGCGTTACCGAACCATACACGACAGACGCTCAGGAAGTTGTCAATGCCAACATTATGGACTGGGTTTGTCCCGGACTAAGCTGTTCACTGCAGAAGGAAGGCCACTACAAGTTTGTGACCAACATCCCCACGCAAGAAGACAACCAGTACGACGATACCATTTCAGTCGCTATGCTGGCTGACAACCGATACGAGAACTGGTGGGCGATCCGTCGCTATATGGACGTAGTCCAGAGCGGCCAGACCGATGCCGACCCGGTTCTTGACCGTATGCACCGTGTATACGGCACTGACCGCCGCTACCGCAACCGTCTAACCTATCTCCAGTGGATCGATATGCACTTGGCCGACGACGTAGCCCAAGAGTATATGATAGTCCGTCTGGAACGCTGCCGTTTTACGGCAATCTCCCCTCTCAACTTCAAGCCGGGTACTCTGCAGACCGTAAGTTTCAACTTGAGCATCAAGTACGAAATCCAGCGGATTATCCGTCTGCCCGACCCAAACGAACTGATGAACGCTATCTGCGTGTCCTACGGTTCAGACAGTTACTATAACCAGTAGAGGTAAGCTATGGCTACAAACTATCAACGCGGCACGTCCGCTGGTATAGGTGATCCGCTAAACCGAAAGGCATCCGGCGACGCTTACCTCGCTTTCTATATGGAAAAGTTCTACGCGGCAGCTCGCGGACACTTGCTCAATAAGTATCACGTCGGATTCTGGGGCGAGTACGTCTCGGAAGCTCTTCGCGTGATGGACAGGAACGCATACGCCGACAAGTACACGCTGTCGAACACAAAGACGTTCAAGGACACCGGTGACCTTCACTGGAAAGCGGCTTTCAACGACTGGCTCGATATGTTCTATGACCGTTCTAGCAAGGTTCTCAATATGTATTGGGCTTGTGAGTCTGCGACGGTTAAGGGTAACACTGCCAACCCGATGCGATTCGGTTCTCTCGATACTACGAAACAGATGCAGTACCCCCTGCTTACCGGTGACGCCGGTCCGAAGGATTTACAGCTTCAAATCGTTGACGACCCGTATATGATGTGGTACCAGTTCTTCAACGCCTTGTTCAACGTGCAATTCAGTCCGCTCGTACTGAAGGCTAGGAGCACTTGGCACAAGATCAACGTGGCCATCGATGTGTATTCAGAAGCCACGACTATGCAGCGTAGTGGTACTGGCCAGCTGGCGACCCAAACGGCTCCGTACATCACCGATATCGCATTGAACCAAATGTTCGAGTTCAACTCCGCCGTACTGAAAAATTCTCCGGATATGAAGCTAGGGTTCAGCGAGAACAATCCGTACAAGTTCAGCGTAAGCTTCGCATACCCGAACTGCTTCCACGGAACATTCAAGACTCAGCTCCGATACCTTCGCGACAATACTCGTGACGGTTCGGACGCCAATGCGCTAGAAAAGAAAACCGACTACAATACCTTCCGCCATTCATTCTATGAGGAAACTTATAGGTCTCTCCAAGCCACCAAGAAGGCATTTACATACGAGACATTCAATCCGACGGAATACTATTCAGATTACGGAATGCGAACATTTAAGAAGAAAGATGACTAATGAAAAACCCCACACTGAGTGTGGGTTTCTTTTATTTGACCATAGTTTCGACTCTTTGGCGGACATCGAGCATCTTCTTCGGCCCGTAGAATTTCACCATAGACTCGTACTGGTTATAAAGCTTGGCGTTCGTCCTACTCAGCGGGATTTCGGAAATGAACTCGTCGTAGAGCGTATTGACCAGCTCGGAACTGAGCTTATAAGCCTTGTCCCCCAGTATCTCGACACCCCAGAAGTCAGTGCTGTACGGCGTGTAGTAGAGACCGTTACGGCCAGTTGACAGCTGCGGCGGCATCTTGACCTGTTCGCTATACATACGGATTCTATCGAAACGACCGCACACATATCGGAGGTAGCCGTCAATACGGTTGTCCATAATGATTAGAGGGTCAGTAAACTCCCGGTCACGGATAATCTTCGAGCAAACCTTGGCGTTGATATGCGTAACCGGAATTCCAGCGACGGCGAGCATCTGCGTACAGATTTCCTCGTAAGTCATATCGGGTTTATAGAACGTCTCTTGGTAGTCTCTGTCTAGGTAGGAGAACGGATATTCGTAGTTGAATCCGATCATTGTCAAGTGGGATAACTGGATTCCACGCCAGCGCGTGATGCCCATAGCCTTGCAGAACGTGTCCACGAACGTACTAGGCATATGCGCCTTCATTGCGCTGACCAGCTTAGACGGAGAGTTACCCTTGTCCATCAAAACTGAATAGACTGGGTCTTTCTTGAAGGACTCGCATATGGAATTCCACTCGTCGGTGTCCTCGAACGAGTTCTTGTTAAGCGGAAACTGTATGATTCCGTTCTTGGTATTCTTGATGCGCACTCGGTCATACGGTATGTAAAGAAACCGTGGGTTATGATATTCCGTATAATTGATGTCGATAGGGGACACGACCTTCAAGATTGCGACCGTGCGATTAGACAGCATATCGTTGAAAAGGTCAAGGGGTTCACCGAGCTTGGCTGTTGCCAAAAAATGAACAGACTCGCCATTCATATTGCGTCTCAAAGCCTCGATTACCGCATCGAGGCTGTAGCCCATAATGTAGACCGTTTCCTTTGATTCCATTATCCCAATTTTCCGTCGTTCTGGATGTACGGCAAGATGTACTCTTCAAGCCATTTCTGACCCGGAAACTCGAACACGATATCGTAGATCAGACCCTTATCAGTACAGAACACGACCGCCGGGAGCTTGTGCATACCGAGGTCGGTGTAGATAAGGTTTTTCTCCGGTTCCGGCTCGATGACCGTCCGAACGCAGCGAACCGGGTCGTCGAACAGATGGTACTTGTTGAACCACGCGAACATATCGCTGAAAGCTTGCTTGCAAGTCGGACACTGGTCATTCTCGTCGTAAAACACGAAAACCCACATAACCACACGCTGGCGAGAAACGACATCGCTATAGGCGTCCTTCCCATAGTTGAGGAGACGCTGGCTCAGAGGCTCATATCCACCGTGAATGACAACAGTATCACTGCAGCACGACATAATCCGTACAATCCTTGATTTAACCCTAAATTATTACATTTTAGAGCCGAACGTCATAATGGAACAGTCTTCCCATATTCTTTTCGTTCGCGATGAACCAGTTTACCCCCCTCAAGCGGCACCATTCTTCTGCAGCAGCCCACTTGGCGTGGTTAACCATAACATCCATCAGCTTGGCCTCGAACGACACCTTGCGCTTCCTATACCTAGCCCAAGCCGCTTCGTCGGCCTGATTTGAAGGCGGTTTCGGCATCTTTGGAATCACGGAATAGGTGGTCGGTTTGATCTCGATAAGGTATTTGGTGACCTGCTGGGTGTCCTTATCGGTGATTTCGACATAAATGTCAGGCTTGTATATCGAAATCTTCTGGTACTTCGGCGACATATAGGCAATGGAAATCGGAGGCGGTTCATACCCCCACATCGTTATAAGAGGATGCACGTCACAAAGTACGAAGAACTTCTGCTCCCATTCAGACTTGTACTGTGGGAGCGGAGCGTTCGGCATATACTTCTCCGGGTGCAACAGGGTGTACGTACCCTTATGGCAATCTTTGTAGTAATTGTGAGCCATTACGACCTCACTGCTGACTGGAACATTCTCGCGTAGTAGTTTGCCAGTGTTTCACCTGACGCTTGCGGCGTGAACTGGAAGTAAGATATCTTTTCCGAACGGGTCTGGTCGAAGTCGCTCGGTACCGTGTAGGTAGCGACGATGGCCGGAGTCGACACGGAACCATCAGCCGTCGGATAGCCGGTCGGATTGTCTACATAGTACGGCTGGCGAACGCTAGAATTGTTCATACCGTTGTCGCTAGAAGAATAATTACCAGACAGCGACTCGATAGAATCCAGCTTGTCAGAGACATACTGGATATATGCTTCCGAAGTCGCATAATTGTTCGAGAACCGAACGAGCTGGTACATATGCTCGACGTAGTAGTTGTCATCGGTCTGGGACGACATACTGCCGACAATGCTCTTCAAGGTATTTTCCTCGAACTTCGAAATCTTCCTGGGTCCGGCCATCACCTCGTTTTCAGTTTCGACGGAGTACGTGAAATTGATAGCGTCCTTGATACTTCCACCAAGAGACGAACCCTCGGACGGATGCAAGTCGGCGAAAGTGAACGGACGGCTAACGTCGTATTCTTCGGCCTCCGCGTCGGCCTCGCTGGTATTGTCGTCCTTGTTCTTAGCCTTCTTGAATAGAGACAACAGCCAGTCCCAAGGATTCTCGAAGTACAGCTGGCGGAGAACACTCTCACGAGCGGTAGGCGCATCAAGCTCGGTAGCCAGACAGCAAGTATAGATATCGGCTTCCATAGCACGACGCCAATACTTGTCCTCTAGGCGCAAGTCCTTGTACATCTGCTTGGTACGGTTCTTAATCTTTTCCGAAAGGTTCGGACAAGCAATTTCGAGACAACCAATCCATCCCTTGTAAGTCTTGATCATATCAATGGCTGACATACCGTAATACTTCGTTCCCTTTTCGTATTCCTCCGTGTAAACGAAGAAACACTCAAACGGACCGACCGTATCTATGAACTTGTCCACGTTCATTTTCTTGGTAAGCAACTCAACATACTTCTTCATCAAGAATCGGAACGGCTTGATGACAAGGTTATAGACATAGACAATCCAAGCCTCGATAAGATTAAACAGACCATTGATGAAATTCTTGACATATTTCGTAATCATCGTGTCAAGACCAAACTTCAAGTCATCTACGTTAAGGAACGAGAACTTTTCATTGATGCACGCGATTATAGCCCAAGGACGGCCTTTCGTCGGATTACCATCGGCATCCTCGGTACAACCGGTCAAGTAAGCTATTACGTTCGCCAAGCAAGGACACTTGGCCATATACTTTCCAAGGTCGTCCCAGTTGATCGCCATCGTGAAATTCAGCAAACCGTTCAACTTGTCTTGTATCGCGTTAATGACATCTAGGACACAGTTACGGACGGCCTCGGTAAAGTCGAGAGTCGCGTTCTCCAGACGCTCGCGAGCGGCATCGATCTTGTTGAACAATGCAAACGCCGCCTTGACAAGCACGTCGAGCCAGCCGTCTATGGTTCCTCCCCACATCTCGATAAATGTACACACGTTCTTTACGAAATCCGGCTTACGGATCAAGTTTCCGATAGACGCGCCCGATGTGATTCCGTGAGCAAAGTTCGCGGCCTTGTCCAGACCCTTAGAGGCTCCGTTAATGAGCGTCGCCGTAAATGGCGGCAGCTTGCTCATTATGTACTCGTACAGCATATCGCTGCAGTCGACGTTGTTGATACGCTTCGTAGTAGCGTCCATAGCGGAGGCAGCCTTCTCGATGCCTCCGGTAATCGTATTGGCGATACCGTCAACACCGGTCAAAAACGACGGCTTCAGCGGATAGCTGGAGTCTCCGGCGAGCTGGGACGAGGTATTCGCAGTAGGAGTGGAAACGACCGCAGAATTGACGGACGCTTGCATACCGGCACTGGCGGCGTTCCTAGGCTTCTCGCAATCCATTTTCTTGTTTGACGCAGCACTCATACAATTACCTACTCGTTATAGTCGTCCGCACTAAAGTTTGGCATCAACGCACGCGGATTCTGCGGGGAGTCGAAGCTGTTCGGCGAAACGACCGGAATATCAAAGTTATCCGCCTTTGTACGGATATGCACAATCAGTTTATCCAGAACATCCATCTGATAGGAGGTGGGCGCACTGGTAGCGTCGCCCACAAGCATAATGACGACGGCATCCACGTTGGCCTTGTCGCCATCAATCGATGCGTTGCTGTATGCGCCAGCATCGTTGTCAAGGTCGATGAACTGGTAAAGGCCGCTATTCTTGAGCGAATCCTTATTGCCGTTTTCGCCAAGGACTTCTGGGTCGCCAGCAACCTTACCGACCAAGAAGTGGGCATTGGTATCAGTCGTAGTGAACTTGTTAGCCATAACCGGGAAGCATTCTCCTTCAGTATGGCACACCAAGATACGCTTGATCTGCTTTCCATTTCTCTGAATCATCTTGTCGGTTCGTTCAAGCGGAACCTTCATAACGGTTTCGCCGCTCTTGTTGACGATATCGGTGTGAGGAACATTGTCGTCGAACGGTTCGGAAAGAGCCGGAGACTTCGAAGTATCGTCTTGCGGCGGCTGACCGTTGAACGCATCGATGGTCGTCTGGGAAATGTGAGAAATCTGTAAGTATTCACTGCCTTGGCCGATACCGGTGTTGTCTCGGTTACCGCCTACCGGCATACAAGTGAAAATGTCTATCGTGGCTTCGGTAAGGACGTGGTGGGTGTTAGCTCCACCGCCTTCCTTGGCACCTTGACCAGCTTGCGCGTGAGCGACGTTGGACTCGTAGGTAATAAAACCAGCGGCATCCCAGACAAATCCAGAATTGTTTCCGGGATTTACGATTGTCGTTGTATGAGTCTGGCGATTATGCGTGTAGAAGAATCCGTCCTCTCCCAGATTTCCAACGGCCACATCCGGGTAATTGTCAGCGAACTCCGGAGGAAGCACATCAGGCGTGGCCGACATTCCGTAGTAAGTACCACGGTTGATATCGCCATCTTCGAAACGGACTCTCAAGTAATATCCAACCGGCGGGACTTGCTGGATTGAACTATTCAACGCCGGATAGAAATACGGCTGGTCTTCATCGTCCAATTCGTCAGTAACGCCCAAAACGCGAGCCATCACGGCACCACGGTGCATCGTATCGACGCTGCCCTGAACAACCACAGCTAGGTAATCGACATCTGGTAACTTGTTGTACATTCCCATATCGCACCTACTTCTTCAACTTATCGGCTTCAATCTTACAAGCCTTTGCGATTTCATCAAGCTTCTGCATCGTCGGGTCGTAACCTTGGGTTCCTTCGTGGTTGGAAATCAAGGTCAGAATAGTCAAGTGGTCAGGCTGTTGGTTGAAATGAGACGAACCCAATGCACCAGCAGAAACGGTCGTATCCTTCTTAATGCGCTTGGCAATAACGATGTATTCGTCCGTGTAATACATATCCGGACCGTTCGTGCCGCCATCATTGGATGGATTCAGTGAGTAGACATACACGCGACTACCAACGGCGGGACCGATACAGTTCGTCAAGCCGATCGACATCAGCTTGGAGTATTCCGTGAGGTGACGGAGGCGAATCTGTTCGGCGATACAATAAGAATTATGCACATTTCCGGGGAAGTTGTTGATGACCTTGATGTCGCCGTAAACGGACTTTGTGTCCGGTAGATTAAACTTGGTGGCGGTCTGTTGTGCGTTCATCGCGCCGTAATGCTGCATCAACGCATCGTAGCAGTCGCCGTAGCAGTTCGACACGTCTGCCTTACCCTTCGAGTCCACGCTTGAATGGACGATGTTCGGGAACGATTCAGCAAGGTTCTCACCCTTGTTGGACATACGTTCCTCTTGGTAATACAGCCAAGCCTCGCTCTTGGTGTTAGAATCCACAAACCTAGAGCTTGCGGTCGATGTCCTTGCATTTTGAGAATAGATACAAGCCATCGGTGTACTGACTTTCTTCGACGTATTCAACGAGGATATAAGAATGCACTGGGACACGATATCGTAAGTCCAGAACATATAGTCGCCAACCATCGCAGAATGGTCGACGGTCGTGCGGAGCTTGTCGACTAGGTTACAGTTGATATAACGCCAAGTCATCGTATCGGTAAGATTGGCCGCGTCACCGACAATGAGATTCTGGTATGGTGCTACGCCTTCGTACGACTTCAAGATGTCGATCATCGCATCGAGACTAGAACCCTTGATGGCCTCAGTCGTCTTTTTCATAAGGTCCGGAGAGTTCATCTTCCAATTAAACTTGACCGCAATAGTTCCTTCATTGACTAGCGACTGGGTCGCCGAAGTAATCAAAAACGTAAATCCGCTGCCGTCAACACCTTGATAACCAGTGTTTAGGAATACAAACCTACCGAAACATCCGCTATCAATCTGAAAATCCGGCAAATTGGTAACAAGAACCGTAGCAGTTCCAAACGGCAATTCGTTAATGGGAATTGTCATCGACAGTTCATCTATGTCGTTAGCGTCAAAAATACGGTCATTCAATACCACCGTAACGCTAAAACTGGTACCAAGTCCACTTGCCATTATTCATCCTCTTCAACTTCGTTGTACTTCATATGCCAAGCCACAACGCTATTAGGGTCAGGGAGAACATAGTTGTCGTCGCCAACCGCTTCGGTAATCACACCGTTGAACGGGTCGCTGTAGCCAATCCAGTCTCGGTTTCCAAGAACCACCTCATCGTTAGCTTGCTTTTCGGCTTGTACAAGGTCATTTCCCTTATACCCCTTTAAAACTAGTTCGTTGTGGATGGCCTCGGACGAGATTCGGATGGTACCACGGAGCTGCATAGGATTCCGGATATCGTTTGCCGCAGCAAATGCCTTGTACATCGTAGGAGTACCGTAAAGGTCACCAATAACACGGTCAAGACGACCGTTCTGTACCAAAGGAATATGGAACATTCCAGCGACATTAAACTTGTCGTCGCGGATTCTAGGGAATTTTTCATCAGCCGTCGCCATAATTCCTCCTTACTTCTTCTTCTTGGTGATGCCGCCAGCGGATTGGTTCTTTTCGGTCTTGGAATCACCGCGCTTGACCCATTCATCAAACACTTCGCTGCCGAGGAACGATAGGAAGTCCTTGGTCGGACCCGGCTGCATCCAGTAATCAAAGTTCACGTCGGCGGAAACCCAAAGCGGCAAGTGGGTTCCGTCCTTCGAAATAAATTGTTCCTTCGAGGCGGTAATCTTAACCGAGGTCAGCACGACCGGTTCCAAGTCCAAATAATGACCGACACTGATTCGCACCGGAAGGGGGTTTGCCGTAATTTCGCCACCGAAATATGTATTGATGCTGTTGTACGCACTGACCGCGCCACCAGCGATTTTCTTCATCAAATCCTTCGCTCGCTGGCCTCTAGTTCCAGTAGAACTTCCCTCGGACTTGTCGCTTTCACTTGTCGTTTCAGTATTACCGCCGCCTTCGTTGAGACCGAGTGCCATCGCGGTATTGTCTGAATAATAGTTCGCAGTCTCGCGAGCCTCATTTGAAAGGAACTCACGGTTAGACGCTGTAGTTCCGCTGTCAGTAACTATTCCCCAGCTATCAGCCGCCGTATCAGCAGCAAAGTTTCCAACTTCCTTGATTGCATCCTTGGCGGCGTCAAGAGCCTTTCCGCCAGCGTTCATAATGCCGTTAATCGCGGCGTTAATAATCGTGGCCGAGTCCATATCCATCGGACGGACATAGGTCATCATAATCAAACGCTTGATGGAAATTCGACACATCTGTTCCTGTTCAGGCAGATACCACTTGAACTTGAGCGGCATATTCGCGCCGATGGTAGTCTTGGTAAACTGCTTAATGGTCGTACTACCAGTCGAGTTGTTGTTCATACCGGCAAACGACATCGAGGTGGACGCCAGCTTTTCGATAGACTGCAGAGCCGTATTGGTCTTCTTTGACAAAGTTGCACCAGCAAACGGAACAAGACCGACTAGACCACCAGCACCGTCACCGGTAAGCAACGTGTTCATCATCGAGAAACCAGACTTCTGGCTGGGCTGGTTCCAAGATGCGGTCACGTTGATACTCGGACCCGCAGCCGCGCTCTGATCCAGAATACCATAGAACGGTTCATACAAGTTATAATGGCTTGCCTCGGCGCACGCATCTTGCATCGTAGTTCTAAATTCATCAAGGACGCTTTGGAAACCGCCCATATACGAACGACGAGCGGGACCATCCAATACTTGGATTCGCACCACGTTAGGCTTCGGTAGATTCTCAATCATCCTACCAGAGGTATGGCCTACACGCTTCTGATACTTTTTGACTTCGTTCTTCTTAGCCATAGATTACCCCAACAACGACCCGTTAATCGCTTCGCCAGTAGCCTTAGCCTGTTCAGCGTTAGCAGTTTTAACTTCTTCACTTGTCATAGCCTCGATAAAGGCTTCCTTCATCGCCTCGACAGTTTCCTTGTTCTTTTCATTCTCGTTTGCACGCTTACCATTAGCGTTATCGCCAGTAGTCGCGGTAGGCGTATTCGAGTTAGCGGTAGAACCGGCGGCAAGTTTCTTGTCTCCCTGATATAGAGCGGCAGCCGTTCCAAAACCACCAGCGTTTCCGTTGATGTTCACAAGGCCGACTTGATCCTTGGTCAAACCGTACATACTTGCGCGACGGATTGCCTTGGTTGTGTCAGTCTCGTTACCAGCCAAGTGAGCGACTTCTGCAGAGAACGCTTGACCGATAGAAACTTCGTTCGCGTCGTGAGCGTTCATAAATCCGGAACCAGCACCCTTCAGCGCACCCTTGAGGCCGTTCTTCATCGCACCATTAACAGCACCCTTGACGGTTCCGATAATTTCAGGCACGGCGAGCGTGTTCATCAAGGCATCGGTAGCACCAGCAAGAGCCGTCGAAGTGATGTCCGAAATGCTACCACCCTTCTTCCAAACGTCATAAGTGTTCTTTGCGCCGTCAACAAGGCTAAACGCGCCAGAAATAACGGGCAGCTTACGTCCGATCTTCGCTGCAGCAGAGCCAGCGGACTTGGCCGCCGAAATGGCGGCGTTAGTGAACTTTCCGACCGGAGACTTGGCATAAGCAGTTGCCGCCGCCTTTCCGACCTTCGAGACGGCCTTCGAGAGTTTCGCGCCGATCGTCGACAACAGCTTACCTTCTTGGGCAGCGTTCTTGGCCGACCCGATTAGACTCTTGGCTTTGCTGAAAAGACCGCCAATCTTATCCTTGACCGCACTGGCAGCCTTGCCGACGGCACTGTTCTTGATAGCGTCCTTCCAACCGGAGAGCGTCTTCAAGAACGAGGACTTTAGGCCGCCGAGAGTTTCCTTCACGGCAGAAGTCATACTCTTGAACTTGCCGACAACGGTCTGCGTCATTCCGCTGATAGTAGATTTAAACTTTGTCCCAAGATTCGCAATGGCCTTACCAAGCTTCGTGTCCTTCATCCACTTGGTAGCACCCTTCCAGACATTTGCAAACGCCTTACCGACCTTGCTCCACTGAGCTTTGAGACCTTGCATCCATCCGATAGCAAGACCGCCCAGAGCACCGATAGCACCACCAATAAGAGTTCCAAGAAAGCTAGACAGCCCAAACCCGGACTCGTCCGAAACAGTCAATGGCTGGTTTTCTTGGTTCAGATACTTGTCCAGAGCTTGGGAAAGCTTGGTCATAGTCGGCTTCATCGTGTATTCTTGATAAGCCTTGCTCTCTTCGTGATCAATCTTCGCTTGAACGCGGTCGGTCTCGTCTCCAGCGAGTCCAGCCTTGTACGAGATATTTTCATTGTTCTCGGCTGCAGACCCGGCCACTGGCGAAGCAGTCTGTGCGGCTCCGATATTGGAGATTCCGCCTTGAACCGCACCAGACGAGTCGGTGAATACTATACCGTGGTTGACAATGATGTTCTTGATAGAACCATTACCGGCGACCATATCGCCAGTGAAGTTACTACCGAGGCTCATACTGTTCTGGCTGGACGCCATAGCTTGCTGGGCAAACCCAGACTGGCCGTAATTTTCCTGAGCCGTAGCGGCATTTCCGATTCCGCTAGTCCGTTCGTTGAACTGCTTGAACAGTTCTATGATCGATGCTTGGTTTTCAATGACCGCAGCCATCGGGTCGGCTTTAGGCGCACTGTTATGCTCCTCGTGGAAATCCACAAGATTTTGGTGAGCCTTCGCAGCCTCTTGTTCGGCCAAAGCCTCCAGCATACCAGCCTTTACCGCATTTTTGATGTCTACAGTAGCCATTTTGCATTCCGAATCGGTTACTTGCAGTTTATATGATTTTGGGCATCAAAAAAGGCAAAGCCTCGCGGCTTCGCCTATCTTGCACCAAGCATACTTGCAATTTCTTGACCGGATTCCTCTTCTTCTACCCCGTAGAGCTGGTTGAATTTCTCCACGCAGTATTTCTTGACCTCCAAGAACTCCGGTATGAAAAGCTGGTCACAATCCAGTATCGAAGTATGGAGCATATCAGAGATGAGGCACTTGTCACGAACCAACGCTATCTTGTCATAGACTGGAAATATACTGGTCGAGACGAAAGGGATAGAAGACCTTGACCTCCTTTCCACATTTCGGACACTTCAGTCTAGCAGTTATGACAGTAGTGAGGCTTGCAGCATTTATCTCTTCGAACATCTTCGTTGCGTCGCCCACGTTCATATTCGAGAGATAATTGATCTTGTCGTTCAGGTTTTCGCATTCCTCGATTTCGAGTACCACGGCAGCCTTGATGATTTCGCGGAGATACTGCGGCATCGGCTTGCCGATGTCCTTCGCGTACTGGTTAACAGCTTCATCAACCATTCTGTCGTGGGAGCGTCGTCTCAGGTAAACATCGCACTCGCGGCCATCCGGCAGACGGAACGCGTAATAGCCTTGGGCGTGCTTAGCCAAGATGCTCTTCACATCGCCGACAATGTTGAAATCGAGATTATAGAAACCGACATCGAAGCCGTTGCTGTTCGCTGGTGCTTCGTTTCGCTGGCCACATTCCGGACATTCGAACCAGAGAATTCCCGGAAGCGGCTGGTCGGGGAACGAGGATGCACGCAACCAATGAAGGATGTACGGGTCGTCACACGACAAGATATCTTCCGGGTCTACGCCACGGAGACGGCGAGCGTATAGCTCGTTGAACACCGTAGTAATGTTCTCGGAATCGATGTCGTTAAGCATCAACAAGTCCATAAGTTTGAAAGCCTGACCGGAAATGGGGCCTCCGTACAGCGCACCAGTGGACGGCAATCCACGGATTTCGCTGAAGGCTTCGTAGTCGTGTACTTGCTGGGGGACGACCTTTCTTGGTTGCGAGTCGGCAAACCGATACTGACCCGGACCCACTCCGAACGGGTCTGCCATCGGCTGCTGGGGCTGCTGGGGCTGCGGCGGTTGAACAGGAGGCGGCATCTGCACGGGTGCTTGGGGAGGCACGACTGGCTGCACTTGGGGTGGCGCGACCGGCTGCATCTGCTGTACTGGCTGAACGGGACGCTGCGGCTGAATGGGTGCTTGCACGTACGGTCTCGGCGTGAAGGCAGAAAGCTCCATCCGAGGCTGTTCTTGTACTTGCACTTGCGGCTGTTGTACCGCTTCCGCTACAGGGTCTGGCTGAGCCTGTGCCGGTTGCGGACTCTGTACGTAAGGCTGCGTGTCTTCAATAGTCTCGACGTACTGAGCAGAAGATTGCGGGGGTTGCGGTGCTGTACGAGACATCATCGATTCCATATAGCGGTCATAGCCTTGACTTGCCATATTCTGGTCGGTAATCGGAGCGTTCTGAACCTCTGGCTCCACGGTCGGGGGTACGACCGTCTGAACCATCGGCTTAGCAACGGTCTGCTGCCGAACCATACCCTTCTTCTTTTTGATGATCTTCGCGACTTCGTGAAGACCCTTGTTGTTCTCGCGCATAACTTCGGCTGGATCGCGGTCAAGAACGAGGCCGTGGTTTGCGGCCATCATAGTCCTTGCAGTCTGCATATATGTGCGAGTCTGCTCGTCGGTGTTATCCAACAAATCATTGATCTTTGACATAGACTAACCTACTTATCGGATTCACCGATTCGATAGATGTACCTCGGTCCCTTGTAGTGCTTGCCGTTCTTCATATCGAACTCGACCTCGTCGCCACATTCGGTAGCGGAAAGTTCGTCGCACTTCTGCTGTGCCAGCGCGACATCGTCAAACGGGTCGCCTACAATGGACGGGGCCGCTACGGACATATCCTTGTAGCCTTCGGTGTCCGCAGCGAAACTAGTAACGTCGTATTTGGTTACCCAAAACTTCATTACTTGTCCTTCTTGCTCTTATTCTGCTCGGCGAGCTTTGCCTTTTCTGCCGCGACTGTCTGTTCGACGGTCTTGGCATAGCGTTCAGACAATGTACGACCCAGCATAGCGTGGAAGAAACCACCCATCACGCTACGGCTTCCGATAAGGCGTTCGTTGAGAAGAGCACGCTGCTTCTTGTAGGCGGCGTCCCAGTTAAGGATAATACGCCAAGTTTCAATAAGCGACGCGATCTTGGAGAACGAGTCATCCTTACCGAAGACGAGGTTACTGGCAACGCAAATGTGATTTTCTGCGCTGAATCCAGCATCGCGGACACCGGCAATAGCCACGGCACCTTCGGCGACCGCCAGCACGCAGTCGGTATCAAGGTTCGTGATTTCGTACGGATTGTCGTTGATATCGTCCGGAATCGTGTTGATGACAAAGTCAAAGCCGGTATCGCGTTCGTAGGCCAGCGTCTCGGTCACGTTGCTCTTGTCCAAATACGGACTAGCCCAGTGCTGGAGAATAGTCACCTTGTTCTCCTTAATGAGCTGGTAGATTTCCGGACGTAGGTCAACAACGCTCGAAATGGTGATACTGTAGTCAGTACCAAACACCTTGGCACGCTGGTCGCGAGGCTTCATAGCTTCGACAATGAAATTCTGAACATTCGGAGGAATCACAGTACCCTTGATAAGAATCTTCGGGTTACGAATCGAGGTCGCATAATGGGACGAGCGTTCGTTCATACGGTGAATCGGGTAGAACTGGTCATTCACGAAAGTCGGAATGCTGATAACGTCCTTGTCGGGTGCCACCAAGTGCATATCGACCAATGCGCACTGCAGCTCGGCATTCGGAGTCAAAACGGAATCCGCGATGTACATCGCATCTTCCACCACTCGGCAAGCACCGATGCTCTTAGAGCGTCCAGCCGGGGCATCCCACACGAACTCGTCGATAGCGTACACGACGCGGAGGTGGAGACTTCTCAGCTTACGAGCGAGAATCTGATCGGCTTCGGGGAGTTCCAAGACATTCTTACCAACCAACGAGGAGGCGAGATCGTCGAGCTTGTCCACGAGCAAAAGGTTCATACGTTCGTTAATGACATTATCAATCCAGAGGACATTGTACTTGGTCAAATCCGGGTTGATGCGGCAGAAGTCGCTGCTGGTCATAGAAACCAAATTCACATCGGCGAGCTTGGCAAAATGCTTTCTGAAGTAGCTCAATGCGTTATAGCCGCGAAGCACGGACAGACGAGAAGTCTCGTCAGAGACCAGCAAAATGTTGAAAGCGACCTTACCCTTGAAGGCATCGTTTACGAATTCATCGATTTTCTTCTGGATATCCATAGATTTCCTTTTATCGTTATTCACGAAATAAATTATTACATTTATATCTACTTTGCGTCGTATTCGCGAAGCATTTCGATAATTTTGGACTTTGCGTCCACATTTTGGTCATTCAATACCGGCAAAATGTCCGGATGCTTGTCCATATACATAGAAGCCATCCCCAAGGAGTCGGAAGACAAGATGCGCTTGGCTTCTTCCTCGTCGATAACCTCACCATCCTCGGAGACAATAGTACCGTCGTCGCCGTAGTAATACTGGTCGATATAAATCGGGTTACGTTCGACCAGCTTGGTCTTGACTTCGGCATACTGCTCCATAGAGCAAGCCTTGTCGGAGAAAAGACGAACTACGCAGTTGGACAAGTCGGCTGGCTGGGCGTCGATATCGACATCCTTGACATCGATAAAGCGCGGAGACAGCTTGTTTTCGCGGAATTCCAAATTGAGCGGACCGTCCTCGGCGCAGCCTTCATCGTCCACGATATAGTAGCCGGGAGTAGAGCCTACGTGCGAGAAGGTCATATGGTAAGGCGTACCAGTGTAGATAATCGTCGATTCATCGCTGGTCATCTCCGAACCAACGTGGTAGTGGCCGCTGAAAGTGAGTGAAGCCGCATTGAGCAGACGCTTCGAGTCGAAACCATTCTGCGATATGTTACCGGCACCCATAGCAGCACCGATGATGTCGAAATGGCCTAGAATGACCCTCTTTTCGACACCAGACCGCGACAGCTTCACCAGCCACTTGTTAACCTTGTCCATATTGTCTTGGAGAATCCACGGGACAAAGATCCATTCGCGTCCAAAGAAATGTTCCACCCCAATCTTGGCGTCGTATACGGTAACGTGCGGAATGAGGTCGAGGAAGCTCACGGAACACACCTCGCTGGTGTTCGTGTAGCGCATATCGTGGTTTCCGGCAATGACGATTACCTTGAAATCGGCCAACTTGTCACGGAAAAGTCGTAGCGCATAATCCATCACGTCGGTTGCGATAAACCGTTCGTTGTCGAAAATATCGCCAAGGAACACGACGTGGGTCACGTCGGCTTCTTTCCATTCAGAAATCATCTGGTCAATGTAAGCGTGCTGTCCCTTGACAAACGCGTTGCCAATCGGACTCTTCTTGTTAGTCGCTCCGAGATGGAGGTCTCCAACTATTGCGAATTTCATACTTTTTTCTCACTCTCTAAAAGTTTTTGCTCGGTTTCCTTGGAATGCTGCTCAATGAGGCGACGCTCGTTGGCTTCGGCGGTAGCCTTGATTTCCTCTTGAACCTTCGCCTCGGCGTCAGCCGTCCAAGCGGCAATGAGCTTGTTGGCTTGCTGCGGAGACAGCTCGTAGTCCTGAGAATCGTTGTCGGCCAGTTCGCCAGACAAGATACGCTTCTCGGTATCGTGTTCGTTTTCCTCGCGCAAGTCCTTGGTCATCTTGTTCAAGTTGTTCAAGGAGTTGGTAACGGAAGAAATCATATTGGCGACTGCAGCCCACATCTTGTCACCGGGGTCGATCTGCGTACGAACTTGGTCATACATATACTTGAGCATATTCTTGCCCATATCGTATAACTCGTGAGCCTCCTTGCGGATTCTGGCACGGTCGTTACGCAGCACCTCGTCATTGATGTCCTCTGCTTGGATATCGTCAAACTTGGTTTCTTCGAACTGTACAGCCAACGCTTGGGTGGACAAGGACTTTGTCTGTGCGATAAGCTGCTTTGCACTATCCAGAGCCTCTTGGGTGGAACCCATCGGGAGGTTCAGATGGTGTTCAAATTCGTTAAATACATTATCATCCTTCGGTTCATCAGTCGCCGCTGGTTTGGAACCGATATTCTTTATGTTAAAAAATGTGTTCGGATCTACATTCTCGGCCATAGTTACTCCAATACAGTTGCCCACTTTTTCGCTTTACTACTTAGTTTAGGATAGCTGTCCCCAGACTTCTTTCACGCAAGAATTTCTCGGTCGATTTCACTGCCACCACCGCAAATATCGGTAAGCATAAAAGGTTGTTCATCGCGTTCAACGTGTGCAATACAGTTGTGCATATCCATCAAATACTTATCTTTCTTACCGCGAAAATGTGCGGCCACAATTTTATGGTATTCGTCTTCAGCAGTCAATAAATCATCCACCGACTCGGCATTCACCATCTTCGTGCGGATATGCGAAGGAACCGGCATCTCTCCCCATTCTTCCATACACTTAATCACGTCGTTAACATAGTCCAAATGGGCTTGAAATGCAGCGGCGACCTTTTTCGGCTTGTCATCCATAGCCGTTTTATAGCCATCGATTATGGATTCACAAAGTTTCTTATCTTTGGGCCGGGTGGAACTTTTAGCAATATTGCGTATGAATGTCTCGAATTCTATTGGTGCGTTGGACGAGTTAGGCGTAGATGCCGAGATGTCTTGCATTGTCAGACCCGGCTCGCACGATATACCGCAAAGACTTTCCCGACGGCGTTCGTACTCCCAACGAGGAGGGGTATATGTTTCGTTCGATTGCGATTTTCCGTTCCAAACACGGTCAAATAATTTCTCTCTCGCGTAATCATTACCTACTTGCTTCGTGATGCGTTCAGCCAGAGTCGGAACCAAGCTTTCGACGGCCTTCTGAACCTCGTCGTCGATTTCCTTCTTGTCAACAGTCGGAGCATCTTTTTCGGTGGAGTTCTTCAAGAATATTCCGTTGGAATGGCGATAATAATCGCGAATGGACAAGAAGATCTTCTTGCCTATCAGGAATAGTAAACCCAGCCCAATGTCGACCGCAATTCCGATTATTATAGCTTCCATACGAATATCCTACAAAATCTTGCCGATATCCTTACCGAAAGTCGCAACATTGATCAAGTGCTGCGCGTTTCTTGGATAGTACCGGATGGTTTCTTGCATACTCACCAACAATTCCACATACAGACGCTGGTTTTCCAAATCCTTCTTCTGGCTCGATAACGCTGGGTCGCCGTCAACCATAATCCGTACACCTTCAGATGTAGGATTGAAAGCCATACGCTCGTTCATAATGCTTTCGTACTTCTTCTTGCGAGCTACTCGGTATTCGTCTTCCATAGTTTCGAGTTTGTTCTTCTCTTGGAATACAAGGGTGCCTATTTCAGCCGCTCCCTCGCCCATATTGAACGTCGCATTGTACTTAATCTTTTCAAGGCTAGGCAATCCGTCTTCACCAGTGCTATCCAATGTCTCGACCAGAAAATCTCGTAACTTCTTGATTTCGTCGTCCTCGATTAGATTATTGAGCTTATTTTCCTTAATCATACATTCCTCGTTAAAACACCAGACCCATTTCGAATCCGCTCCTAGACTTCTTCATTTCCTTCGATACCGTTGACGGAAACTTTGCGACATCGTCGTGGGCTTGTGTAATGAACTCGACATAGCTCGTGATGCGCTTGATATCGCGATTCAGACCAGCCATAGTCTGTTTCGGTAGTTTAATTTCGCACTTCTTGGGGTCGATAATCTTTTTCGATACGGCAAACTTGTACCACTCGACCAACTGCTTTCGATACAGCAACTCGTTGAGCTTTACCTGTTCTTGGAATCGAAGGCACAGCAAGTCAACTACGGTTATACCCATATTGTTGGCAAAGTTTTCCAAAACCACCTTGAAACTGAGCTTACCCTTCGAATCGGCAACATCAAGGGTCTTCGCCACGCAAGAGCGAATAGTCTTGATAGCCTCGTTCGACGGGGTCTTGATTTCTGGGTATACTTCCTGAGTTTCCATAACCGCCAAAGTAGTAAAACGGAGTTTATAATGCAAATTAGCCCAAAATACAAGAAAACGGCTCCTTTCGGGGCCGTTCTCTATGGCTAATACCTCGCCACTCCGACTAGATAACCTTATATCCGGGCGGAATGTAAAGGTTAAAGCGGTCGTAACGGAACTGGACGCTGAACGTGCCGAGCTTGGCGTTGTCGTAGTCGAGCGTGAAGCTAGATGCGTCAACGTTCTTCGGCCAGCAGTTCACGAGCAGAACACTGAGGATAACATTACCGTACATCCAGTCGTACAGTTCGAGACGGACAGAAGCGTTGCGCAACAGACCCGCGTAGGTGTTGTTGTGGTTCTCTTGCTGACCGAGACCCAGATAAATCTGGTTGTTACCTTCGTTAGCGGTACGGTCGGATTCGTGGATAGCGTCGTTAGTACCGGTGTTCGACAAGATACCTTGGTTAAAGCAAGTCTGGTTCCAAGCGAGCATCATTTCGAATGCACGCATATCTTCCAGAAGCAAAATCTTGATATCCATCGTGCTTGCCAAGCCTTCCTGTTGAACCGGGAAGAACTTTTCAAAGCCCATATACTTAATCGACGCATCCTTGATCTTGACAGCGGGAATCTTAGCACCGCTCTGAACGTGCAGAGCGTACTCGTCCTCACCGCCTTCGGTACCAAAATGGACGCCATTGGTGCAGTTCACACCCACGAGACGGAAAATGTCGGTGGGGATGATCATACGCCAGCGAGTGCTACGAACCGGGTCGACGAGATGGTCAATCGCGCCAGCCCAGAATACTTTCTTCTTTTGGTCTTCACTAAGTGCCATAGGTCACCTCCTTCCTTAACCCGAAATAATCTCGGTGGAAACAGTGTTTCCGTTCTTGGTGGACTCGACAGACGTACGGAGGATAATCCAGCGTGCGCTCTTCGTCGGAAGCAACTTCAAGTCAACAATGAGGAAGTTCTGGTCGATAAGTTCCTTAGTATTGTTGGTGTCATCGCAAATCACGATGCCGTCCACCAATCCAGCAGGGTTAGACCGCTTAATCATATTGAGCTTGTCCTGAAGGTCAGACGTGATCTGAGCACGAAGATTGGTCGTGTTCAAACGGAAGACCTTGTGGTCGAGGTACTTATAGAACGTCTTGTGGATGCCAGCCACGAGCATAGCAACGTGAGCTTGGTTGAAGGCAGTGTCTTCCATCTGGAGAGTGAAGTCACCCCAAATGAACATACCTTCGCGGTTCACACGAGTTGCGTTGACGTGGATGTCGCTGAGCTTACCAACGTCGCAGTTCTTGTCTTCGGAGTTGTAGGTACGCTGGAACTTTTCCTTGGTACCCCAAGCAGAAGGAACCGGAGCTTGGTCGTAACCGCTAGGCGGAATCCAGTAGATGCCAGACTGACGGTTGGCGGTGATGATGGATGCCAACTGGACGGACTTCATAATTTCGGCTTCGCCGTTGGTGTACACGGAGTCTTGGACGAGACCGCGACCGTCGTAGAGCATACCCCAGCGTCCCAGAGTCGAAATGAAACCGGTAGCCGCGATATCCTTCTTGAGAGCCTTGTTGATATCCGGTTCAGACACACCGTCGAAGAGAGCGAAGCAGTCCTTACGGGCTTCACAGACATTCAACATAGCCTGAATGACCTGAGTATTCAAGGTCTCAATCTTGTTCATAAACGGATTGTTGATTGCCATACCAGCAGCGACGAGCATATCAACGTCAGAACCGTCCTTGTTGAGGAAGAGGTTCCATACCGTCGAAAGAGTGCTGCCAGAACGGTTGTTCAACGGATTGTAAGTCCAGACTGCGTCGTTCTTGATAGCAGGGTCATTAGAGTTGTATGCAATCGCAGTGACAGAACCGTTGAGGGTACCGCCGACGAGCGACTGAGACAAGTCGTAAGACGTGTTTTCAAGGAAGTAGTCAAGCACACCAGAATCGTTCAGAACGAATTCCAAACCACTGTCTGTCAGTTCGTAATCGGCAGCTTGCTTGATGCCGAGCTGAATCTTCGTGGCGGTGCTGTACGGAACGATAGTACCTTCGAACTCGTAAATCTTGCCGTTGAAGCGGTAGCGGATAGAGAGGTACATACGAGCGATGTTCACACCTTCGTCGGTCAGCACGTAGACCTGACGCGGGTTGTTGTCGAAGTCAACGTCGAGGTAGTTCGTCTTGGCAAGGCCAAGTCCGAGGAACGTAGCACCGATATCGCTATCGGCCAGAACCTTTGCGGACTTCTCGATGTCGATGTTCCACTTAACGTCAGTCTTGACAAACTTTTGAGTATCTTCGTCGTCGTTTACAACCACGTTTTCCTTCTGTTCGACCGAGCTGACATACATCGTGTAGCTAGACACAATGTAGGTGTCAACCGTGTCGCGAACACGGACTGCGGACGGGGTGAGCGTAACAGAAACCGTCGTTGCACTTGCTGCAGATACCGACTCTTCAGGAATAGTAACAACCACGTCGTTTCCGTTACGAGTAACGGTCACGTCGGCTTTCGTAATTGCCGGTTCGCCAGTACGCGTTACCGAAGCAACCACCGAATCAACAGTGGTATAACCAACGAACTTATTCAAGTCAGTTGCATCAAGCGTAACCTTGCCAGTAATTGCATTGACCGGAATCGAGATTTCCTTCGTCACAGCGGTACCGACATCGGTATAAGTTTCCGAAGAAACCGCGTTGTAGGCAGTCGCCGAAGTGGTACTCAAGTTGATCAACTGATAGACCGTAGAATCAGTGATTTCAATCGTGAGAGCGTCGTTAACAGTAATCACACCAGTGAAGGTGTTGATGTCAGTAACCGTAAGAACCGTCGAAACAATGGAATCACCATTGAAGAAGTCCTCCGGAGCGCGAGTATTACTAGCGGTATTGTCTACCGACTTGCTTGCACGAACCACAGCCACCTTATCACCAATCGAGTAGTCGAACGCTGCGCTTGGGTCAACGACAATCGTAGTTCCCTTAGCCGAGTTGATGTTGTTGACAATTCCAGACTTGGCATAACCAAGAGCGGAGCTGTTCAGCACCTTCACCACAGCGGAAGCAACCTTTTCCCAAGTATCAGCATCGTTCACGTCAGCGTAGAGAACGGCTTCAGAGCATTCAGTAATCGAAACCTTTGCATTAGTTCCGGTCGCGTATCCATCCGGCTTTGCAACAATAGCGTTGCCACTAGCCGAAATATCCTTCACGTACAAGTCAGTGAAGTAAGTCACGGTTCCGTTAATCGTAAGCTTCAAAGCAATAGTATCACCAACTACAACTTCCAAGCCAGCGCACGGAATTTCCAAGTTGTCGTCAGTCTCCACGATCGAACCAGTTTGGTCAATTTCAGTAGACTTCCAAAGACGGATGTCAATGTTGTTGCCATTCTTGTTCTTAAACGTGAAACGGTCACCCGGCTTAATGACGGACGGAGTCTTGGTTTTGTCATAACCCCACTTGGCAGCGGCAAACTTCTTCACACCCTGACCAGCCACAGCGGTCTTGATGTTCATATAGTCGAAACCGTCTTCGACAGCGGAATCCGGATTTGAGAAGATGATGGCATTGAAATACTGCGCACCACTGGTCGTGTAGTCTTCCGGAACTTCGAGCGTCACTTCCTTATCTTCAATGTCAGTAACAAGAGCAAGGGTGTCCTTGTTATTGTTCTTGGATCCAGAAGCAGGGAGCAACACGGTGTCGCCAATCGTGAAAGTCGGCACAGTAGACAAGGTCACAACGACCGACGTTCTGTCAGTGCCGTAGTCCGGCTGGCCAACAATTTCGAAACGGTCGAATGCGCGGTAGGCATAGCTGGGGTCGCGGTTCATAATGGCAAAGAGCACCATATCAGTGCAGTGTTCGCCATCCCACTTACGAGCCTTGTTGCTATCGGCATAGTCTTCGGAAGCCGTAAGACCGAAGTCCACGTTCTTACCGGTAGTCACCGCTTCAGCGATGTTGTTAATCTTACGAGTCACACCATAAGCGGCTGCACCGTCAGTCTTGAAACGGGTAGCGGCAAAGTGTTCAATCTGGAAAGAAGTCTGGTCGGCCTCGCATTTGTACTGGCCAGCATTCTTGTCGAACGCAACCACAAAGGCATCAGTCTTCAAATCACGCTTACGCGGGTCGGTACGGTCGATTTCTTCGCCATACGGACGGACAAATTCGACAACGCCACCGGCGTCAAGCACGGCACGAGCAGCATACATTCCTTGGTTGTACTTATAGCTCTGGTAGCCATAACCCAGCTTTGCGTCCTGTTCGGCGGTCGTGTTCACTTGGATGATTTTGTTCAATTCACCCTTAGAAGCAAAACCGACGATACCAGCGGTAGTTGCTGGATTCTCGACTACGGAGTAGGCGGAATTATCGCGCAGCTGGATTCGTACACCCGGCGGAAAACCCATTTTAGTTCCCATAGTTTACCTCATGGTACGTTTGTTTCCACAAAGTTTATGGGGTGGTCACGTTTTTTTGCCGCTCGAAACTGATAAACTCCGTTTAGAACATCATAGACGGCTCCAAAATGGCAGAAACAGCACAAATTTGCACGATTATGAACTACAAGCTGAACGAGCTGAAGGCAGCACGTCCAAACGACAAGGCTATCATCGAGGCGTTCCAGACGGCAATGGTTAACAAAGCCGACATCATTTCACCCAATTCTCGCCGCGCCTTGCTGAAATTTCCGATGCAGTTCGTACAGCCTATCCGCACCTCCGACGGCGAATGGACTACCCAGCTACACATTTGGGCTGGTCTGCAGCTGAGAGACTTGCTCCGTATCGACCCAATAGTCCTTACGGCGAAGGATTCCAACTACGACTCTGTATTGAAGACACTAGTCCAAGCCGCGCTCGGTAAGTCGACTCAGGTTGTGAATTACCAGCTAATTGAAGAGTTGCTGCAGAAGAATATGTGTTACAACGCAGTTACGGTTCCGGGCGATACCGAAAACACCGAACCGGGTAACGCTTGGTATGAACAAGACATCGAAGGCAAGACCGTAGCCGAATATCTGTATGACTATGCATCCGGCGAAGGCGACTTCAAGGGAAATCCCCCAGATGAACATCTGCTCGCCTTGTTCTCTCGATATGCGGACACCGCTCTCCATCTCGAAGGCGAAGACATCTCGTTCGGCAAGGTAAAGGAAGACGAACCCAAAGAAGACGCTCAGACTCCGGAGATGGTGCCTAACGAAGAAGGTGTCGCCCAGCAGACTGAAAAGCTAGACGACACCGATAGCGCAGTTGAACTCGACGAGAATGGTAACTACAGACCGAAAGAACCGGAGGAAGGCGACACCGACGGCAAGGCCAACGGTGACCAGACCCAGAACCTACTTAAAGTCCTTCTGAAACTCGGCAGCCTTCTGCAGTGACGCATCGACAGCCTTCTTCAGGTCTTTGACCTTACTTTCCAAATTAACCTCGGCATCTATGGTATCAAAGATGCCTTTTTTCATAAAGTCGACATTCCAGCCACCCTCAATCATACGAATCGCCTTGTCCTTGTCGACGTGGAACGTGTCCATAAGCAGCTGGACATCTTCACTATTTGGATTTACCATTTGACCATTCCTCTTTCAATGCTTGCGGAACGTCCGGAATCTCAACCCAGCAAAACACGGATTCCTTATCGCACATATAGTCGTCACCGTCCGGAGTGTCCCAGCACTTGTGATAATCATTCCAGCAAGCGAACTCGTTGCCATTGTGATGCGGGAAAATGGCGACTGCTCTGCTGTTGGACGGCAGTTCGTCACTTACTTTCTTCCAATTCACTTCCATTGGGCTTCTCCTCCTTTTTACCCCTCTTGGCCTTCTTCGCCTTCGGAAGAATACCGTTCGTCTTGTACTCATAGAATTCGTTTATCAAATCCATATCGACAAGTCCGTAACGCTGCAGCATATCGGCCTCAAGCATAGAAACGTCGTAAACGTCCATTATACGTTCGCGTCTTTGATTAACCGCGTTAATCTCCGACGGGTATGCTCGTATATAGCCATCGCTAATAGGCTTCTTGTTGAACCACTCCATTACCTTGGCTTGGGTATGCTTTGACAGCTTGGTGAACTGAATAGTGTTGATGGCGGTTATGGCGTTGATAAGCCCCGGCGTCATCGACAAGGTGTACAGCGCGGCATAAGAGTCGAAATCCGCAACGTCGGCTCCGGTGACCGGGTTGCCAAGCTGTCGGTCGGCTATGAACTTCTTGTGGTCAAACGACATTACTTGGCCTCTTTCTTGGCGGACTGGAGAACCTTCATCACGTTCAGCAAGAATCCCCAAAGGTTAATCTCTTGGTCAACCGCGTGAGCAGACTTGAAGATATAATCTGCAGCGAGGATTCCGAAAGGAAGCAAAACATCTTGTGGCAAGTGTTCAACGGCATAGTCGCAGAACGGAGTATAGATGCTGCGAGGGAACTTGACCTGTGCCGAAATGTACTGACGAAGCTGGACGACTTGGTACGTCGTAGTCAAGCGGAAAAGCTCGGAAATCATCTCCCCACTGACACGAGGAGGTTCGCCGGTTATGCTACCACGGTTCTTGTTGAAGATCGACTGCATACAGACAATCATCTGACGGATGTCCGGGAAATAGTCTTGAATCAAGCGAACAACCGTGTTCTTGTCAACCTTGCCGCCAAACGGCTCGGTTTCCTTCTTGGCGATTTCCATCAAGTGCTTGTAAAGGCGAATCTTGTAATCACGGTCTTCAAGAGACGGAACCGTGAACTCGATAGGATGGCATCGTGACACGATTGCATCCGGAATACGCCAGAAATCGTTCATCGTCAAGATAAAACGCACAGTTCTAGTCTCTTCGGAAATCGTAGACTGGAGGAAACGGAACAGACGGTCGGCATCCTTCGGCTTGTCGGCTTCGTCGATGATGATAAAGCGCGGCTTTCCGTTGGGCGAGCTGTACATAATGTACTCCTCGATGGAGTCCATAATTTCGCTATCCTTCGTACACTTGAAGAACTTGCTATCAACACCGAGCATTTCCGGAATGGCCTTCGCAAGGGATGTCTTACCAGTTCCCGGAGCACCAGAATGGAAAATGTAGTCGGTCAGAGAATTGTTCTCCAGAGCGAACTCGATTTCATTATGGATGTCGGTCGGTAATATAATACCAGTAAGGTCGTGACCTTCGTACTTTTTAGTCCAAGGTTCATTCTTGCGGATTTCAGCTCCGATTCCGCTTTCGGCGTTAAATTCAGTGTTTCCAAGAGAGATCATTATAAACTCCTAGTATGTCGAAGGTTAATTTCTATTCCTATGTTTCATCGCTTTCGAGCGATTGCGGCAAGGCTGCAAAGTCCTTGTACGAACAAGTGTGTTCGGATGTCAACCCAAAGCAACCAATTCCGCAGCCTCGTACTTGTACCGACGAGCTTGACGAGAACGAATACTTCGACGAGCAGACGGTCTCCGACAAGGCACTGGCACGTTGCCACGCAGCCAAGCAAGGCGCAAAGGCAGCTGTATATCCGTCAGCAGGGCGCACTTCCCTCGGCATTATGGGAAACGGCTTCCCGGAGAATGTTTCTGCAGATACCAGCACGGCCAACTCCTAATTCTCGATCTTGCAGTTACGACCAGACGTACGCTTGATGCACTTCCCGCAGAACGGCAGAATCCAGCCAAGCGTCTGGTATTCGGCCTTCTTACCGCAGACGCAGCACGTCTTACCGCTCTCCGCGCTCATACGGTTAAAGATTTCATCGATTTCATCGTAGCAGTCGGAATTGTCCAGACCGGAGTAGTAAATGCGAGCCTCGCCCCACTTCTCCTTCGATTCGACAATTATCAACTTGTTCAACTGGCCATACCTAACCAAGACGGTCTTGACTTCTCTCAGATACTTCACAATCAGCTTGTGCCAGCCGCGTGGAAAGTTGTCCAAGTGAGTCCAAGTATAGTCATAGCTCGTGTCGACCGAACCGTCCCAATTCAAAGGCCGCAAGAACGGAAGTTCTTCAAGCAGCTTCTTGTTACGGCGGCGACGAAACCAGTTGTTCACGACTTTGCCCAACTTGGAATACAATATCCGAATAAGTGCCTTTTCTACAATGGTCTTCTTAATCATTAGAAATACTCCAGCATAAAGTCACTTTCGTCATATTCCAGCTGTTCATCCCAGCCGACGGCTTCAAAAAGTCTTCCAAGAATCTGGGCGACGCTTGTCTTCCAGTGTTCTTCCCAGTCCGGATGGAAGATTTCGAGCAGTCTCGGCGGACATTCTTCACCTGTATAGCAGATGATGGAGACACCGAACAGCTTGTCGGCTTTCTTGATGAAACGGATCTTGGAGCCAGCCGCAACCGGTTCGTAGGTGTGCTTGGACAGTTCCGGGTCGTGCAGAATCAAGTAGTTCCAAACGGACGCGCCTTGGCAACGCCATTCGTACTTGTTCGCGAGCTTTTCCTCGGTCGTCATCTTTTCAAGGACTTCGAACGGAGGCGGAGCCGTCTTGACACCGCTCGGACAAGCGATGTAGTTGATGTTATCCTCGGCAACCGCCTTGAAGAATTCCTTCTTCATTTCCAGCAAGCGGTTACGAACCTTAGTACGGTCAAGGCCGTCCATCATCAAGTCCACCATTTCCATCATACGGTCACGACCGAACATAGCGGTAGAGCTACGGACGAGTTCAAGACCGGTGATAGCGTATTCGGGCTTGACCGACAAGTCGCCTTGAATCCACTTGCCGTTTTCCTTGTGTCCCTTGTCAAGGTAGACGATATCTTCCATCGACTCGACCAAGCAGATGTACTTTTTCTTCGCCGTAACGATGGCCTTGTATATGCACTTCTCGCGCTTGAGGAACAACTCGTTGGTGAGGTAGTTCCACTTGTTGGCGTAAGCAAGCATATACTTGTCAAGTTCCTCTTCAAGAATGCAAGCGTCAAGAATACGGCAGAAGTCTGTCAGGCGGTAGCGGTTATAAATAACTCTATGATCGCCACAGAAATAGATACCGTCGGCAAACGTAATCTGGCATTTGGTGAAGCCAGTATGTTCATCCGGAGTACGCATTTCCTTAGATGTCCAGCCGTCCTTATCGTACTTGAGGCACATCTTGTTGAAGAACTTCTTGGAATCCATTTCGTGGTCGTTATCGAACTTCTCGTGCTCGACAAGCTCGTGACCCTTGAAGACCAGAACCGAAGTACCAGTCCCCTGCTTCTGCCTGAACGGTTCGTAGATGTCGCCGAACTTCACGAAGAAGGAGTCCGTATCACCGTGGCTCATTCGCTTGTAGTTAATTTCACCAGTCTTCTGGTCTTCGAACGTACCGACCAGTTCGGGGTCGATTTCCGGACGATAGCCGAACACGTTGTAGAAGCGGTCATCCGTACTGATATCATTGTTGATGTATTCAGCCAGACACTCAATGGTGAACTTAATAAGACGCTGGCCATAAGCCGTAATCGAAGCGGCGTTGTCCACGTCATACAGAGCGAAGTAGTTGGAACCGAGAAGACCGTACAGAGAGTTACCCAAAACCTTGTAAACCTTCTGCATCATATCGAAGACCGACGCGCTTTCCATATCGCCAGCCTTCTTGGCCTTCTTCATCTGCTTTTTCAAGTTGGAACGACCGTCGAACAACAGACGAGTAACTTCCGGTACGACACCAATCTTGTCCTTGCGGAAGTAGACTTGGTAGCGTCCATTGTGGTCCCAAGGAGACTTGATAAGATTCTTGCGTTCTTCCTCAGTCAGCACATAATCCATCGGGAACGTGACCTTCATCTCCGGAGAGGTATTGAAAGTCATCATAATCGACGGATATAGTGAACGGTAGTCATACGAAACCAAGTATTCCTTGTAGCCCGGAACGGAGTAAACGAAAGCACCGGGGAACTCTTCCTTGGTCTGGGTCTTGTACGGAGGGAACACGCGTCCAGTATGATGCAAGTGATCCAGCACGAAGCCAGTCAGCATCTTCTTGGACTCAAACACGAACGAAACAGGAACACGAGCGGCTGCAGCCGAGGTAACGGCCAGCTTGAACATCTGGGTCTTCTCGTTAATGAGTTCCAGAAGTTCCACGTCGATAAAGTTATACACTACATAGTCAGACCAGTGGTTAATCCAAGACTGGTAGCCGTCAGGAAGCGGAGCCTTGTGCTGACCGACGACCTTTCCACCGATATAGTCCAACTTATAAGAAGATTCTTCGGAGAACGTATATTTCTTGTACAAGGCAAGGAAGTCGATAACTTCCGTACCGTTGATGACAAGTTCATTCTCCTTGTTCAAATAGGCGTGCTTGTTATGTCCACGCATTCTGGACATCAAGTCTAGTGACAACTGCTGTGCGCGAGGAAGACCTTCGTTAAGCTTCTTGATACGAGTGGCCATATACACGGTATCGTACCCGAAGTTCCAACCGGAGAGGATGTCCACATCGTTCGAACCGATGCAATACATCACCTTCGAAATAAGGTCAGCTTCGCTACTGCACAAAACATATTCGCAATTCTTGGATCGTAAAAACTCTTTCGACTTTTCGTCGATATCGCGCTGCAAGCCGAACGTATAACGCTTCTTACCTTTCGAGAACGACAAGGTAACTACGTTGATTGGGTACAACGCCTCGACCGGCGCGGAGAATCGTCCGGTGGTGGCGTTTTCAATATCCATAAAGCACAGATTGATGTCCTCCATCTTCGGAGACATCATACCAGCGTCTTTATAATGGTCTTGTAGGAAACGGCATCGCGGGTCGATATCGATTTCAGCGAGGTTGTTGTTCGGTCCGCTATGCTCTTGGCGGATGCGCTTTTCAAATTCGTAGGCAGACAATCCTTCGCGCTTCTTGATTTCAATCTTGTAGACATCTTGGTCCCAGATATTCTTCATTCCGCATTCGACGGCATTGTACTGACCCTTAATGGTAGTGTAAAACTCGTGTTTTACCGGTACAGCGTCAAAAGTACCGTCGACGTACCATACGTACATACGGTCGTTATCGGTATCGTGGAAGACCGAGCGGTACATCGGTCTCACTTGGGGTTTCTGTTCTTCGTTTACTACGGGCATAAGGGTTTCTTAATGGGTTGAAGTTAGCAATAAGGAGTTTGAATTGCAAATTATACGATTAAACGACAAAAACCGCCATTTCTGACGGTTTTGCCAATTTTTTCTGGATATTACTTACCGGTTAGATAAGACGAAATCTGGTCGAATTCTTTCAAGATCTTGGTCGTATCGGCCTTGGACTTGGCATCCACACCGAGCTTTTCGACACCCTTCTTGAAGAGGTCAATTCGCTTCTGGATATCGCAACCCTTGGCGAACTTCTTGTTGGACTTGGCTTCCCCTTCTTGAGCGGTAGCGGCAGACTTGGCAGCCTTGTCGAACTCACCACCCTTACCAGCTTCAGGAGCCTTTTCGGCCTTCACTTCGGCTTCGGCGTTGACTTCAACAACCTGTTCCTTCTTTTTCTTGTCGTCTACCTCGACCTTCTCCACAAGCTTTCCGTCATCCTTCTTCTCGGTAGAAGTCTTCGGGGCTGCCTTGGTCAGCTTCGGGTCGGGAGCGGTTTTTGCCTTTCCAACCTTGTTAGAGTCTGTTGCAACGCCATCGCTCTTAGACCAGCTTTCGAGGTCAATCTGAACGCCATCAAACGTGCAGACGGACTCTACGACCGGCTTCGGATCCTTGACGATGCTATACGGTTCTTCATCGATCGGTTCAGCTGCGACCGCATCGATTAGACCCAGGAATTTATCTTCGTCAGTTACGTGGAACATATTGGTACCTACTATAATGTTCGTTTAACTACGAGTTTATACCTTGGTCATTTTTTCGTTCGTCTGATAAACTACAAGCATACTGCGAGGTCAAAAAATGCTATTTAACGGAATTTACGACAATACTATCAATGTCCCAAAGAAGTCGGTTATGGATGACAGCCAGCCGCAGTATCTGAAGACGCTTGAGAAAGAATCTGGGAAAAGTGGAAACGAAGTGAAAGTCGAGCTTGACGAGCAAGAACGCATCGCCAACGACAAAGTTATGCAAGAACCTCCCAGTATGAACGATAGCGAGGATATTAACTCTAAAATCAAGGATATGGGCTTCGACCAGCTGCTTGATATCTACAAGAACGGCGAACACGAAGGCGATACCGACGAAATCACCTATGAAGACCTAGTCGCTCAAAATCCGGAAACGCCGGGGTTCGGTGACCCCAATATCAACCTTTTTACGCCGCAAGAACAACCCTTGTATCAGCAAGTGCAAGACGACATAAACAAGATTAACGCCGAAAACCCCACCGAAACCGAAGAAGATATAGCACCCCTTGGTATGGAGGAACTGGGCGAAATCGCGGAAGGCGACGGCAGCGATGTCGAAATGCCCAACGATTCAGAACCGACCGGTGCGCCTCCTGCCGAATCAGAACCTGAACCCATTGAAGGATTTGACTTCTAAATAAAAAGCCGAGCGTTTCGCTCGGCCTTCTTTTTAAGCTTGGTAGCAGCACTTTCGGAGGAACAATCCGTTTCCGTATACCATCATCAAGCGGTTGGCTTCCTTGTTGTAGAGGAGGTCGAGCTTGGGACAGCCGGACTTGCGGATCATCATAGTGAGCACGTCCATCGGAACTTCAATGTCCATTTCGTCGACATCGAGGGTCACGTTACCGACAGTCAAGTTCACGTCCATACGGTCAGTATTAACCGTCTCGATACCGAGCAATCCGTCGTTAACCTTGTACAACTTCACGAGACCGGTCGGGTCTGTGCTGTGGATGTTGAAGTAAGTACCGATAGCGGCTGCGATTGCGTCAGACATAATCGTGAACTGGCGAACCATACCGTCGTTATTGAAAGTCTTCAAAGACCCGTCGGTAAAGTCGCAGAACAAGCTGGCATACTGGCCTTCAACCTTCATGACACGGTACTTCGTGTTGAACTTGAGCTTGACATAGAGGCCAAGGTCGTCGTCCAATGCATTCACGAGCGGCAGGGTCTTGAAGATACGAGCCGGAATACGAATGCTCAGGTTCGGGAGCTTATCCTCGCTAGGGGTTTGGTTCTGCATCACCGTAGCGATGGTACACTTATCGTTACCAGTACGATAAGACACCGTGTTATTCATACGGTAGATTTCCACGTTTTCGAACTCGTAGATAGAATCGAGAACCGTGTTGAAAGTCATCTGGTCAAGTTCGAGAATCGTGTCGAACTCGGTCTCGTGGACGGAGGTGAACGGTTCGCAGCTCTCGAAACCTACTTCAAGTTCGAAACCGCCGATTTCCTCGTTGTAGTAGCCGCCCAGATAGAGCTTGCCTTCGGAAACCCAAAGAGACACGGTCTGTTCCTTCGCCAGTTCCTTGACGGCGCGAGCGAGGTCGGACACGCGGATGTAGACGGTTTCAGTAAAGCGGTTGGACAGCGGAAGCGCGTCAGCCATAATATTGGTGCCACTCTTGGTCTCGATTTCGAGCCAGATCTTGCCATCCTTGTCGACGGCGGTGCGAACGCGAGCCACTTCATCCTTGTCCTTGGTCGCGGACTCAATCAACGCAAGACCTTGTCCAAGACGACCGTTGGTCAAGAACATCATAATCTGCATTTCTTCAGCACCGGCGATATCGGTGTTGATAACCTTGGACTCTTCCGGCTCTTGACCGTCGAGCATCATTCCGCTTAGGGTTTTGCTTGTAATGGACATATAAAAAATCCTTGCGATTGTTTAACTAACCTTAAATTAGTTCAAAATCGCAAGGATTGCGGTTACCGAGTATTTTTAATGACTAGGAGATGTTCGACAGCGAATTTGCAATGTTTTCTTCGTCAGAAACGGCAGTTCCGCCGAACTTGATATCACCAGACTGGTCGTCCGGCGAGTTAAGCTCGTCCATAAAACTGTCATTTTCGCCCGGTCCGAACGCGTTCGGGTTGACTTGGTCCATCATAGCTTCGGTAGAACCATCGTTCATAAAGCTACCGCCGAAGTCGCCACTGCCAGCAAGCATATCGCCAACAGCCGCATCTTCGTTACCGATGCTGCTCTGTTCTGCGGAAGCACCGTCCGGATGACCCATCAAGTCCACGTTGTCGGTGCTCAACTTCGTCTCGCCTTCTTCGCCGTATGCTTCAGGGAAGATTTCGTGAAGCTTGCGTTCAACCTTTTCAAGAGAAAGTTCATCCATTCCCGGATTCTGGAGGAATTCCTTGAACTCCTTGATATGGTCTCTCTTAACCGGCTGTTCAGTCAGCTTATCATTGTAGTTGAGGAACAAGTTCCAAATTTCCTTTGCACCCTTGGTCTTCAATCCACCGAATCCAGTGTAGAAGTCGTCACCAGTAAGAGCAACACGGTTATTGCTGTCCGTCTCACCCTTCGCTGCCATCTGCTTTGCCACAATCTGTGCCAGACGGTCAAGTTCAGACGGGCCTCCGTTAGGTCCATCGCCACTAGCGTCAACAGTTTCGGTAGAGTCGAGACCGTCTTCTTCAAGCCAGTCCTCAAACATAATTTCATCGCTCTTCTGGCTGCCGTCACCGTTTACGTCGCCAGAACCAATCTGAGCCATTTCCTCGCCAGACATAGCAGGGGGGTCAGCCGGGTTGGGATCTTCGGCACCGCCCATATTGAACTGTGCGGCGTTCGGGTCTTGGCCTTCCTCGGCCTCGGCTTCCATAAAGTTCACGGCTTCGCAGAGGTTACGGAGCTGTGCCAGACCACCGTCGACAGATTCGCGCAGAAGGTTGCTCTGCTGAAGCATAGAGTCGTTCACGTCGATAACGTCCGTACCCATACCGTTGGTGTACTGCATCGTGTCTAGGTCAGAACCAAGGTCATATTTGGAACCACTTTCAAGCAGTTCGTCGCACGTCTTGAGAATGGTGTAGCCGAAGTTGTTCTGGAACTGTTCAGAATCGAGAGCCACTTCATAAAGGTTCGACAAGTGATTATCGCTTTCCAGCTTCACCGTAATGTTCTTGTTCTTGTTAGGGAAATACATTTCCACTAGAACTTCGTGGCCGCGACGGTCAATGATGAACTTACAGTGGGTTTCCTTCATATCGATGGACTGCAGATTCAAGCGACATCCACGGTACTCGGTATTTGACACGGCCTCGGTAACAACTTTCTTGTACAACGTCTTGGTCGTAATAAGGTTCTTACCATAGGACAGGTCGTCGTTCATCTTGTATTCGCGCTTGTCCCAGTCCTCACCGTCTTGCGGCTTAGATACCGGCTTCATCACCTTGTCGGTGAGCATCTTGATGACCTTTGCCTTTGAAGGTTCAACGGGTCCGCTCTGGTTAGACACGTAGCTCATTTCCTTCATCGCCTTAATCAGGGCATCCTTGTTAAATTTAACTTCCATAGCAAAAATCCCATATGCGTTTAAACCCAAGTTTATACGTTTCGACGTAAAAAGCCAGCCGTTAGGCTGGCTTGTTTCAATCGTCAATCGATCTTACTCGGATTTACATAATCAAATCGAAGCCGTTGGATGCTGCGGAGCACTCGGCTGCGGCGGAATACAGCAAAATCGGGTCGTCCGGGTCGGCACCCGGAACATAACTGTAGCCTTTCAAGGCCATCTGTTCGGTACCGTCGGCCTTCTGGACGTGCATAATGTCAATATCAAAGTTGCCGCCGAACCCCTTCAGCATACTGAAATAGGAAGCGGGGAACATAGCGACACGACCGGGACGGAATACCTTGCGAACCAGATGCTCGTCTAGGTGGCGGGTGCAAGTACCGTCTACGCAGTATGTAATCTGCTGGGCGAGCTTACCCTTGATGTAGAGCTTCACGCCGCCTTCGTCGATGAACAAGGTCACAAACTTGCAAGTGGGAACCAGCTTGAGCTTCTTGTCGAAATCCTTCAACGCATCCTCGGTGAAACAGACTTCGACTACGCGAACCATCTTCTGCTTGTCGCGAGGCTGGGGAATCTGCTCGTCGGTCTTCTTGAAGCAGCTTGGGTCAGCCGTAGGGGTACGGCAAGTAAGTCCCGGAGAGGCGAACTTGATGTACTCATATCGTTTTCCGGTTACTGAAATCTCTTGGGCGAGCGAAACACATCCGCGCTTCGGATAATTGACCGCCTCGGAATACTTCATAAATTCGGTAAGCGAGAACACGTTGATACGGTCAGCATTAAAGCACATATCCTTCGGACCGGCAGCGATATGGGTCAGCAGAGCTTGGTTCGGAATGGTTATGCGATACTTGTCGTCGCGGTGCTGCAGAATAGTGCAGTTGGCCTTGGTCACGTTCGTAACCGTCTTTAACAGTTCGGCATACTGCTCACTGTAAGTAATGTCAATAGATTTAAGTTCGTCTGTGGCCATAATGGTTTCCTTTAATCCGTGTAAAATTAGTTGATTACAGTTTAAATTGCAAATTCGGGTTGGCGAAGCTAATCAGCATCCTTTCGGCACGGTTCCAGTCCAGACCCCTAGTCTCCGGGTCAAAGTCAGTACAACCCAGAGAATCGACCTCGATTTGCAGCATCTTGACGCCCAGACGCTTCATAATCATCGAGATTGCATAGGGGACATAGGAGCGACCATCGCCCAGTACGTGAAATTTCTTCAGTTCGGCTATCATCTTCAGATAACCGCCTCGAACGGCTACAAACGGGCCGTCAAGAACGGCAACTTCGTGGTTTCCCACGACACTCCTTGTACCGACCACGCGCTTGCAGAGTAGCGAGTTTTCTTTGGAATATTGACTGTACATTCCATAGGTAGCCGGACACTTTACCCAGCTTCCATCGGGGAGCGTATATTCATAACCGTACGGAGCCACCGCGCCATATTCCGGAGGAACCTCGTCAAGCTTCATATAGAACGACGGATCTGAAATGATGGAACTGGACGGTACCAAGATTATCCACGACGGAACTGTCTTCGGTTCCAACCTTACAATAGTCCCGGCAACGCGAGCGATATTGGCGAAAACAGAGAACACCTTCGGTCGTAGACGACAAATAATCATATTTGTGTCCTTGGCCTTGAACGTACAGTCAGTCGGTTCGAGCGAATGCTTCGAATAGATATCCCATCCGGTACGGCTGTAAACAATCGTGACCTTTTCCGGCTCGTTGCTGTACTTGAGGATGTTCTTTGGCGTCATAGGGACATCGACTTGCGGCTTGATACCAAGCATCTCGCGAATCTGGTTTCGCTCGGCCATTTCTTGTGCGGCCATAGCCCAGACTTCCTTCTTATGCTCCTCGCGCCGGTAATCCTTTTCCTCGAACGCGGCCTTCAACGCAAGTTCAACTTCATCCGCAATCGGCTTGATGGTAATCTTCGCGAACTTCTTCTCGCGGTATTCCTTCAGCCTACTGCGAAGCTCGTTATAGTTCGTCTTGTCGAGCGCGTCCATATGCCGCTTTCTGTACTCGGTCAATTCCACTGTCGGGTCGACTTCTACGCCTGACTTGACGATGGCCTCGACCTCGGACTGTACCCAGCCAAGGCTAGTTGACGGAAGGCGGTTAAGCTTCAAGTTCTCGGCTGTACGTTCCTCGACCGTCATCGGCTTGCCGTCATTTGTAAGCATTTCGTGACATTTCCCTACGATATAGGTACTGATCCAGAAATTCGTCTTACCGAACTTGTTCCTAATGGCGGCGCGGTTGTAATACGACTTACCCTCGTTGTAAAACTTTCCACGGCAATAGTAATCGTATTTCTCGTCAAGGTACGTCTTTTCAAATACGTCGTACTTACGCCACGGACTTCTGGCATCGGATGTCTTTCCCGGTTCCAGATAACCCCTATGGATGAAATACTTGACCTTGGTCTCGGTCGTCTTCAAGTACATCGCAGTAAGCGGAATCGAAAGCTTGTCGGCCAACGGAGTCGAACGGATAAGCTTCTTTGATTTGTGAGTCGCATCCGAAACAATCTTCGTAACATACTGGATAATCTGGTCGCGAGTCATCCAGCGATAGCGACGCTTGCCGTCGGCGTTACGGTTCCACCATACGGCCTCGGCATTTCCACGACGCACCTCGCCTTTCAAGCGACCTGGCGTAATGCCGATAAATTCAGCGGCGTCCCTCATTTTCAACTTGGGCGGTAACCACTGCAGCATCTTGTAAGGAACGTAGTTTTTCAAGAACCGTTCATAGTCCTTGTAATAAATGAACTTTCCGCGTTCATCCGGACCTTCTTCGACCAGCTTGCCTTTCTTGATAAGGTTGAGATAGGCGAACGCAGTCACGTCCAAATCGGCGATAATCTCAGCCGGTCTCCACTTTGCATATGGGTGCGTCTTGCACGGAGGATCTATCTGATAGACCCTGAGCATCTGCAAGCACGTCTTGTAATGATAATGCTTGATTCGGTTAGCCGTAAGCTTGTACGGAATCCCCTCAAAGAAACCGCTGTTAATCAGAGCGTCTACGGGACGGCCAGCAAAATCCGCAATGTGCTGCGGAGTTACATAATCCGGTACGCCAAATCTTCGAAGGTTCTGTAACATTAGAAGTGAATCCCCAAAACATTGTTAGCTTTCATCTTTTCGCGAAGCATTTGACGGTTAGCTCGACGTTCGAGATAGTCACGACGCTTCATATCGCCGTAATGAAGCGAGAACAGAATCTCGGCACCTTCAGCCGGACGGCTTCGAGCCTCTATAAATTCACGGTCGACGAATCCGTATTTGTCGAGAGGCATCTCGCCTTTCATAACGGCACCGTTGACATCCTTCTCGTTTATTTCAGTCCAGTCGAACCACTTGAATCCCATCTTGACAGAATCCAACCGTGCGTTCCTTCCCGGATCGTCGTTATCCCAGATAATCGTGCAGTTTTCTTTATACTTTTCGATTTCCGGGTTAGCTTCTATAACTTCCTTCAAGAACTTGACACCGCCGATTGCAATCGAATTCTTGATAAACGTCGAGTCAATCGTTCCTTCAAGAATGTAGAACGGCTTGTCATAGTCAATAAAATCGATATTGTAAGCTTCGCGCTTTGCACCCTTGAAGTTCAAATAACGGAGCGAACTGTCTGGATTAAGGTCACGCGCATCGAACTGGTGCCAAGCACCACCAAACTTGTAGAAAGGAATTATCAAACGGTTCTTGTACTTGTTGCCCATCGGTCGTCCGTTTTCATCGAGCAGATACGCACCGCCAGAATCTTTCAACAAGAACTGCTCGCCTTCCAGACAAACATACCATTTCTCGTAAACAACCGGTCGAATCATACGGTGCTTGCACAGTTCCAATCCACGCTTTGCAAGCGGATGGTTGTCAAGAATCGAAATCAGCTCGCCTTCCATAAACGGCAAGTCCGACAGAACGGTCTTTTTTTCGGTCTTCTTTTCCTTGCGTTCCTTACCTTCGTCGTCGAAACCCATAAACAAGAGTTTCGTGTAAATATCATCGGCGTTTTCCTTGAAATACTTCATAACGTGCTGCTGCTGGCCGCACTTATAACAAATAAATTGCCAAGTGTCCTTGTAGACGTAAGCTTTCTTCTTGTTTGGACGATGCATATCGCCACAGAACGGACAAACGAAATTATACTCGCTATTAGTTTCCTTTAACGCACGATCGGCGAAATGAGTGCTAACAGCTTCATCCAAGGCAGCATAGGGAATGTTATCGTAGGAAAATGCCATCTTTAAACCTATTGAAAATGGCGGCCACCAATTACGATGGCCGCCAAATGGTTTAACCTAACTGACGTTGCCAATTAGAACGGAAGATCTGCGTCTTCGTCGAGCGTCGGAAGTTGTTCCTCAGCGGCGGGAGCAGCCGGGGCAGCCGGAGCGGCCTTGGTGCTCTTGGCGAAGTTCACGAGGTCTTCGTCGGCAGACTTCGGAGCAGCAGCTTCAGCGACCGGCTTCTGGAAAGAAGCGGCAGCCGGGGCGGCGTTGCCAAAGAATTCCGTAGCGTTGACGCTAGTGGTGCGCGGCTGTTCAGCCTGTGCGTAGTTAGGATTGGCTTCCGGGGCAAAGCCAGCCTTGTTAAAGGCGGCATTTTCAGAACGCTTTGCGGCATCGTTCATAAATTCCACGTAGATCTTGCTGGCTTCTTCTTCGGTCGGAACGTCCTTGAGGAATTCAGTAAGGTCGTGGCACTTGTTGAGGATGTCGAGCATTTCTTCCTTGGTGTCAGCCAACGGAGTAGATTCGCTGGCGTAGCAAGAACCGTCGTAAGAAGTCATCTTCTTTGCCGGATCCCAAGACACTGTGACTTCGTAGTCGACGCCAGTGGTCGGAGAGTGCGGGAAGAAGCGACGCTTTTCCTTGTTCTTGCGGTCACGGAGGCTACCCGGACGAGCAGTCTGGTCGTTACCCTTGGACTCGGTGTTTGCAGAGTCATCGAACGGTGCGCGGAGTTCACGATCGATAGCGTCGGTGTGACGCCAGACCTTCACCTGACCGTTGTTGTTCGGGTCATTATCGTCTTCGCGAACGAGGACGTTAGTGAACCATTCTGCACGAGAACCCATCGAAGACACGGCCTTCGTACGAGCATCGTCCTTACCATAGAGCTTGACAAATTCATCGTAGCGGTTCCACAATGCGTCACAAATCGGGCAGTGAGTCTGACCGGGAATGGACTTGCAGCATTTCACCTCGCGGTGCATCTGACCAGATCTTAAATGGTGATACATAACCTTCACACCAGGATAGGTCTTATTCTTGAGACCTTCAATGCCCTGCGGAAGGAGACGGACGACGGCGTCATAAGTCGGGCTTTTCGCGCTAACGCGAGGCTTCCAAAGACGCGGGTCGGATTCGTAGGTTTTGCCCGTAACTTGGGCAAGGTTGGAAACACCATCAATGGTGAGGAAATCAAGGGAGTTCATATCAGTAGACATAGGGATTTTTCCTTTCTAAGGGTTTCTTAGGGTTATGGGTTTTTACTGATGGTTTGAATTGTAGAAAAAGGAAATTTGAATTGCAAGCAAGCCAAAAATGTCCATTTTCTACCAATTCAACCGAAGTTTATCACTTTTGGTTAAGCTCAAGAATTGTATAACCAACGTCTTTAACAATTGTATAACCAGCGTCTTTAAAGATTTTTTCAAGCACTGGGTTATCGCCTATAATAATGCCGCTGGTCGGCCTTCTACGGCGAGTTGCCGCCTCTATTTTTTTAGAGGCGGCCATAATTTGCGAGACGATTGAACTTTCGGTTTCTTTTGACCAACGATTAGGCTCTTGCTTCACTTCCACGGGCGTCCTCATTCTTTTGTGCGGCGTCATGCATTTCCTTGTGATATGTAAGTGCGGCAACAGACTTCGCGTGTGCAATGGAAGCTTCCAACTGCTCGGCAAGGTTCTCAGGTAGCGAGTAATCATCCTCGTCGGCGTGAATCTCTTCAAGCTTGGCTTCAACTTCCTTCAAGATAGCGTCAAAGTCCCACGTAATCTGGTTTGCAACAATCTTGTTGATTTCGCAAAGGTCGGCAAACTTAGATGCATCGCCAGTAAGCTTTTCGTTCTCGACTTCGTCGTCGATGTTGTTCGGGTCGTAGTCGTCACGAATATGGAGAGTACCGTCCTTGTCCTTGAACATAATCTTGGCGGCATCGACATCTTCCATCTTGGTCTGCTCGGTGGCCTCTTCGTCTTCACGCTCAAATTCCGGTGCCGACTGCATATAGGACTTTCCGATGAAACAGTTTCTGGACTGGACTTGGGCGAGCCACTTTTTATAAGCCGGGGTAGCGACCAGCACACCAGTACCGGCACCACCGGCGTCCTTACTGCCCATATTCACGATGGCGTTGGTGAGTTCCTTGGACTCTTCCTTTGCCTTCTCTTCCTTCACGGCCATATCGGCCTTGTGCTGGTCAGAAATCGCCGTAAAGCTCTTTTTCACGTTAAACTTTGGCATTGTTTTCACCTTCCTCGTCTTCGTCGTCCATCACCCCCAAGCCAGCCAACATTTCGGCTTCCTCTTCGGGGTTGTCTTCCATCAGTTTCTCCATAAAGTCATCGTCGTTCATTGTCGCGTAATGAGGAGCTTCTTCCGCCGGGGCTTCCTCGACCTTCTCGACCTTCTTGGAGCCAGCCGACTTCGCGGCAAGTTCCAAATCATCTTCGGTAACGACTAGACCGCGTTCCTTCGCGACGACCATCTTGATTTCGTTGTCAAGCATTGTCGTAAGCTTGTTCGCGTCAACCATTTTTTCTACGGCGACAAGGATTTCCATCATTCCGAAATCCTTCTTGCAGTAGCGAGTGTAGAACCACCACAGTGCCGAGTTGAGCTTTTCCTTGTATTTCTTCAAGGTCGCGTCAGGCATCGTTAGCGCGATGCAAGCGTCATCGGGGAACCGTGGCGTCTTCAAATAAGCGTTGAGAACATCAACAATGGAGGATGGCTTGGTATCGATCAAGACCATTTCATCGAGACTTGCGCCCGGTACGGTCTGTTCGTCGATATCGTCTGGTGTATCATCTTTGAGATAGCGCGATAAATCCATAATTAAACCTGATGGAGTTATCAGTTAAACTAGTTCAAAGTTACATCAGCGCACTCATATCGCTCAAATTTGCCAGAGCGGCCTCTTGTTCGGCACCAGTTTGTGGCGGTCGGCTCTTCTTCGGAGCAACCGGTTTAGCTCGGTTCATCTTTCCAGAACCAACGCTATTTCCGCCAAACATCGCGCCAGCCGAGTTCTGAACCACCTCGAACTCCTCACGAGCACGATGTTCCTCTTGGACATCCTCCTCGGTTGCCGGGTACCACAACATCGTACCATAGTCGCGCTTGGTATAGAACGGAACCTCGTTCTCGCCAAAGCGGTTCTTCTTGATCATATGGTAGTACATATTGAGACCCTTGAGGATATGGTCAATCGTGATGGTAATCATCAAGTCAGCGGTTTCGTTATAACCGGACGATTCTCGCACAGACTCAAGGCCAGCATCGAGCGACGAATAGCCAGAACGACCGAACTGGATGGCAGAAAGACCGACCATATTGCGCTCGATACAGATTTCGCGGATCTGTTCAGCCTTTGCCTGACCGTCCTTGTACATATTCTCAATCATACCCGGACGCTGATTCGGTTTCATAATACCGATATAGTCGATTACGAGCATATCGGCCGGTGCGCCAACTTCCGTCTCGTACTCGTCAAGCAAGGCGTCGATTTCGTACGGCGTGGTCGTCGTCTTCATTCGCTTGATCTTCAAGCGACCCATCTTCTCTACGCTAGAAAGTCGAGCGGCTTCAATCTTAGCCTTACATTCCTCGGTAGAGAGTTCAGTAACTTCATACTGGTCAATACCGGTGAGGTTTGCGGCCATACGACGCCAGAGGTATTCCTCGGAAAGTTCCAAGGAGATGTACATCACGTTATAGCCAGCTCGTACCGCATAGCAAGATTCGGAGCAAAGCACGAGCGTCTTACCGACGTTCGGCTGGCCGACATACAAACAGAGCGTCTTTTTAGGATAGCCGCCAGTCGTAGGGTCATCCTTGCGCTGCGCGGTGAACACGTTAATGTCAGTAATGCCGGACGGAATCGGCTTGGAGATTTCTTTCAATCGGCGTTTAGCCTCGTCAATGTCATCGACAAGGTCGAGACCGAGAGACATATGCAGCGAGAAGTTTAGCTTGTTTCTGAGTGCTGGTAAAAGGTCGCGAACCGCCTCGATATTGTTTTCAAAAATGTGGACGGCAGACTGCTTGAGAATATTGGTCGATGCCTTTTCTTGGTAAAACTTTTCAAGCATCTGCACCAAGAAGTCTTGCTTCGGCGTAGCTATCTTCGCGTTGCAAAGTTCCATTATACGGTTACGCGCCTCGTCGGCGAACCCTGTGTTGTCAAGACACAGAACCAGCTCCTGAGCTTCCGGCGAACGGTGATGCTTCCTAATGAACTTGTTGACAATAGACACCACTTGCTGGTTAGTCTTATCCTCATACAATGTAGGGTCTAGGTAAGGCATCATCTTTTGTGACAAAATCTTGTCACTAAAGAACGTGCGGATAACCATATCTTCGCGAGTTAAATTATAGACTTCTTGCATAGTTCAAAATTCAAATGAGTGTAAGGAGGAAAAGGGGTGTCGCCATTCGCGACACCCTAGATCCATTAGGCATCCTTGTCGGGCTGCATCATCTTCTTTTCAGCCTCTTCAAGGTACTTCAGTTCAGCCTTGATGTCCTTTTCGGCATCCTTTTCGGCTGCTTCGACTTCAGATTCGTCGAGGTCAAGCTCTTCGTCGTCACGACGGAGTTTCGGCGGACGGAACTTGAATTCAGCCTTGATGTACTCGTTCAGCGGTTCAAGGATGGAACCGAGACCAGCCTTGCAGTACATACCCATTTCGGTGAATACGCGCCATTCGGACGGGTCCTTATTCGGGTCCTTGATAACCCAACAATCCTTACGAGTGGTCTTTCCGGTAGCCTTGTCAATCGGCTTCTGAAGGTCGCCATAGTCGTCCTTGTTCCACTTCTCGATGAGGCCAGCGTTTTCGGCAATCTGCTGCAGACCATAGTAACGGTCGATACCACGGTTGTAGTCGACATAAATCGGAGCCTTGAGCTTTGCCTTGACCATACGGCTCTTGGTCACCGTAGCGTTAAGGATAACGCCAGTAATTTCGCCGTCCTTGCCAGCCTTCTGGTAGCTCTTGTGGAGGCTGAGAATGATGGAAGCGGAGAACTGAGCACCTTCACCACCAGCAATCTTTTCCGGGTTGCCGTACATAGCTCCACTGGAGTCCATATAGATGTGGTTAGTGATGAACATCGGAATACCGAGGTTAGCGCAGCGGTTGGTGATGGAACGATACATACCAGCCAAAAGCTTGGCCTTGGTCATATCGGACTTGATTTCACCCTTGGTTGCGTCGTTGATGGCCTTTTCTGTAGAAAGTTCACCCTGAGAGTCCAACACGATAGCGCACTTACGCTTCACTTCAATGCTGTCGCCACGGTCTTCTTCGAGGTCGTTAATCACGCCGTTCACGGAAATGAAGTAGTCTTCGACGGTCGTGATTTCCTTAATCAGACGATACTGATCGGGGTTGAAGCCGTTCTGTTCTTCCAATTCTTCTTCGGTCGTTTCACCTTCGGTGTCGTACCAATAAATGTAGTAACCCTTCTGCATCAAGCCATAAGCGAAGTTGTTCTTCGCAATGAAGGACTTACCGGACTGCTGTTTACCAGCAACCATAATGATTTTGTTGAGAGGGAATCCGCCGAACAAATCGCCAGATAGTAAGGCGTTGAAGATGTACGAACCGGAATCGCAATATCCGAAATTCGGGTGGCGGATAAGTTTGTCGGCGTAACGGTCGCCAACCTTGATCTTCTTGAAGAAGGAGAAATCGTCATCTGCGACGGAGGGGGATGCTGCTTTTGCTGTTTTTTTAGTTGCCATATGGGGTTTCCTTATGTTTTGGTTTAAGATAACTAAAAGCAATTTGAATTACAAACTGGGTGACACAGGGGGTTTCTGGGGGTGTCGCAATGGGTAGCTTATCACTTTTTCTCTGGAACTGAAAGCAAATCGAGTCCTCCTTGGAGGGTTTTCCAAGCATCTTCCTTGGACATCAGGGGGGTCATAAACACGTCAGTATGGTCAAATCTGACCTTGCACCACGGGAATTTGGCGTCTTTTATCTTCAAAGGGGTCTTAGTTAGGACGACCAAAGGCTTAAAGTCGGCCATTTTCTTCAAATCGTACATACCTTTCGGGCCTGTGATTTCCAATTCGCAGCAATCTTTCACAATATTTCGCACTTTTACGGAAACTGGATTGGTACCAAGATCCATATAAATCAAAAGTTCGCCGCTTTTATGGTTAAAAGCTTCTGCGGCTGGGTTACTGATTACCCTAAGATATTGCTCCAAATCGAAATATCCGACCAAATGCATTCTCTTCGGCATCTCCCGGCTGGTATAAACATACCGTGCGATGACCGGTTCGAAAAGCTTTCCATTGTTCAAATCGAGGTGTGTCATCAAGTCGTGAATTTTTGCAAGGTCCTTTTTAAGGCCACCTTTTATCGTAATTCCGCGTTTTGCGACATCCCTCAGATAGCCATTGTCGGTACTGAACTTCGACACAAACGTATGTCCGGCGACCGTAAATCTGGAGTCCTCCGGAAAGTAATTCAGTGCGTTTGCGATGTCCTGAACTGTGTTAGACCGAGCTTCGATATGGTCATTTACAATGAACAGATTAACGGTCTTTCCGATCAAATGGAAGGCCGGCATCATAATTCCGTTGGCGTTGCGGTAACTTTCCTCTTTTCCATGCACATAATTATGGAACTGGCCGAAATCATCGACCATTCCAAATTCCTTCGCAACGTCCATATACTCGGACTTGTAATCCGATACATAGACAATCTGCCTATCGCCAACTTGCTGAATGAGCATTATACAATCCTACCACGGCTCTTGAACGTAAACTTCAACATCTCGGTGCGTGCTGTCGGGAGTATCACCGCAAGCACTAAATTATAACATCCGTTGTCGTCGAAGTCGCAAGAACTGCGTTCTGGATCAATTTGCACTCTAGGCTCGTACTTTCCGACGACCTCGATACATTCCTTGAGTAGGTCGACTTCATCGGTCGTGGAACCCAAAGTAAAGATTCGGTCTTCAATGTGGGAGCCGAAATTCTGGTTGAACAAACGCTCGCCTTGGGAAGTCAGTAGACACGAGTACACGTTCTGCAAAAGACTCGTTTCGTCGGTAACTTCCTTGAAGTTGCTATAACCAAGGTCACGGTTGTAAATCGCGGAGCGGCTGGTCTTGCCACTGATTTCGCCCGGATTCTTCTTGGCCGCAAGCTTGATATCGCGTTTCGTCAAGTCGTTATTAACGTAAATCGAGGTCGGGTTAGTAAGAACCAGTTCCTTGTTACGGACTTTCTTGTAAATCTGAACTTCCGAAACGCCAGCCACAGAATCCGGAACAACCACGTCAATGAAATACGGAGAACCGTTCATAATGACAGCATTTATTCCGTTGATCTTCACTACGTTATCGTACAGCGAATTACCGAACGTAGCGTCAGCGTCGTCCACCTCGATACGGATAATCTTTCCCGGTTCAGTAGCCGGGTCAACCACGGTTATGTCGAACGGTTCCTGACCGAGCAAAGCTTCCTCGCCGCCAGTCACGATGAAATACGGTACTTGTTCGCCAGATTCGGTAGCGTTAAACTCAATGACCGGGTCGCCAACGCTCAACACCTTCATACACACGGAAGGTGGGTACGCCGTACTTCCAGACAGCCACTGGCCAAGAATTACCGAGTCAATCTCAAAGTCGACATAGCTGTTGTAATCGCCAAGGTTCGGTGTATCATCCGAACGGTTGATATCCTTCAAAGCTGGGTTCGTAAGCGCGGCACTGGCTACCGGAATCAATGTTACGTGTTCAAGTACCTCGTCATAGGACATATCCTCGCGCCATCCGCTTGAATCCATCTGGTAAAGAGAAACCGTAGCCTCGCTGTAGCTCATTTTCGATACGTACATACGAAGCGTCGCGGTCTGGCCATAGTCCACGTCCATCGTAATATTCGGGAACTTGATACAAATGATTGACGGATTCTCGCCGCCAGCGCACTTGAGAGTCTTTTCCCCAATATGAACCGCATCGTCGTTCTTCGTGAAATAAGTGTCCAGATACGGAGACACAAAATACGTGTTCATCGTATGGTCGTATTGAGACGCGTTCGAAACTTGTTGGACATAAGAAGTCTCGGTGGTCGGGTCTACGTAGAACCAATTAGTGGGAACAGCAGCCGACGGTGTTCTTGGTGAAAAATATACATCAATTTCCGAGTCGACTGGGATCTCGCAATTGTCAATTTCAACAACGTACGACGAATCGATATGGTTTACACGAGATACTTGAACTTGATTATGTATCGATTTGTTCAGTAAGTTGACATAATCGTTAGCTACATACGATGGCAGTGATGCATAAGTCAGCTTCGTAACACCATCGGTACTTTGTGCGACCACTGACGAATCCTTGTACACAACCGCAGTCCACTTACCGCACTTCCAGTTGGCATCACCATCAATGAACACCGTATCGCTAGGCATAATGTAATGCTTCGTGACATAGGTAAATGTCGTCGGCGTAACGGAAACAACCTTGAACGAACCAAGAATACGGAGGCCATCCGGACCCAAGGTATGCTTGTCGGAATAGATGCTGTTATCGATCGTAACGACATCACCCTTGGTCAAGCCGTGCTGTTCCTCGGTAGTAACCGTCACGTTATTTCCATCGACCTTTATCAGAACCACGTCGTCCAACGTGGCCGGGTTAATCTGCTCGATCAATATGTTGACCGGGTTAGTCACTTCGGATTCGAGGACGGATTCACCAGATACTTGATTGCCAAAGTCTTCAAGGATAATGGTGTTGAGGCCAACCGAAATCGGAACCACCAGCTCGCAGTTAAACTTGTGGGCATCGATGCGAGGCGGTCTAAACGAACAGTTCCAGTCATCATACAGAACGCCAGACTTAAAGGTATCTCGGTTGAGGTTTTCCTCGTCCAATACCATCAAGCCTTGGCCTTCATCACCGATGTACGACAGCATACCGGCATAGTTCAAGAATAGCCTTGCACGATAAAGGTTCGCTTCATCGGCAGTCAAGTCGATGGAGAATGTCGTATCAGCTGGAATGTATGATGCGGTTACATTCATATTTAGACCTCTTCGTCGATATCATCCAAATCATCGTCGTCTTCTGGTTTCGGTTCCGGTTCAGGCGCGGCGGCTGGTTCGGGCTTCGGCTCTTCGGTCGGCTTTTCCACCGGCTTCGGAGCTTCAGTAGAAGGTTTTTGAGGCTCGGTCGGCTTTTCCGCCGGAGCTTGCTGCGGTTTAGGCTGTTCTTGCGGTTCGGCATCCGGAGCTGCACTGGCCAAGATATTATCCAACACTTTAACTGCATTCGGCGCGGTCTTACTGTTGCCATTGAGCAGCGAGTTCAAAGCCGTATTGATTTCGACTAGCTTTACAAACTTCTCGCTCAACTGATTCATAGCTTGGTCAGAATCGTGCTGCTGGTCGGCAGTCTTTTGCATCCAGCCCATTGCATTATTCAAGTAGGAATCCAAGGTCATCGTCGGTTTAACCATACCGCTAAATACCTTGGTCAACGGGAAGCCAGTCAACGCATCCATCTTCTTAACGCTTACCATAGCATTCTGATACTTGTCAGCAAGCTCGGTAGTCTTACGCTTAGATTCGATTTCCTTTACATCGAGATCCTTCGTGTATGGCTTAAAGTTACCGGCGATAAGATTAAATACGTTTTCCTCAAACAACTTGATGGCACCGACAGCCAGTCGAGCAGACTTAATCAAACGCAATTCTTCGGGCTGCGATGCTGCATTCTCGCAACCGTCCAAGATAGCGTTCATTGTCTCGGCATATTTTTCCAGCGTAATTGATTCCTTGCCACGAGGAATTTCATTCGTGGCAAATCGGATATTACGGTTCATAAAGATGCCATCATACGCAACCGGCTTGTAGCCGTCACTGAAACGGTCGGCGGTAGAACTGATAATGTAATCGCTCAATGCGGTGACCGTATTAACCAAATTCAGGTATGCATCGTTTGACATCGGAGGCAGCTTGAACGGAGCCGCAGCCCACGATGTATCAAGTTCAGAACCATCCAAGTAGTTATCCGAGATACCATTCAGTATAGCGATTCGTTTCGGCATTTCGCCCATACGTTGCACCAATGCGGCGACCTTTGCCTTCTCGCCACTATTGTCGATACTGTCACCCATTGCTTCGTGACCAGCTGCAATATTGGCGTCAACCTTTGTGGCTAGAGACTTATCGTCGTCGGTGTCCTGAGACGTAAGACGATCTTCGGTCGATTGGGTAGATGTCGTTTCGACACTAAACGTCTGGATAGGAAGTAGGCCATCTTTGAACAACCTACTAACTGCCACACGCGGGTCGACCAAAGCTCCATCGACATCAATCCTTTCCGAACAATCGATATCGATACCGATGTTCATACCGGTACCTCTAACACCTTGAATCACTTTCGGCGGTTTTCCTTCACCGGTACTTACATTGTATTCAATCTGGTCTAACGGCTTCACAACCGCATACGGCTTATCGGTGTGGTAAACTTCCATAAGCTTTCGGTTAATGATATCAGCCAATCGTTGAGCAACACCCTCCACGTTTCCAGCACGAACCGGACAAACGATGACCTTGCCAGTACGGCCACCGGAAACATCGTGGCTATCATACATCATATAAGTGCAGAGACCGCCATTCAGTTTGTTGAGGTCGTTCTTATACTTATCAGCAATGCTCTTCAAGGTAAACCAATAAGTCTGGCCTTCATACATACTGGTATCGCTTGCGTGCAAGTTCTTGGTCTCGCCAGAGTTGTCGGCCAGATTCTTGTCATTCAATAGCATACCGATAAGGCTCCAGTGCATCGAGCCTCGCAAGTTGTCGAGGACGTGTCTTTTTCTCATAGCGTCGTTAAGACTCTTGGCTATATCTGCACCAGACTTCTTATTACCAATTCTTTGTTCGATTTCGTCGTATCGACGCTGACCGCTTGGGTTGTTGTCACCCGGACGGATATCCGGCTGAAGATTATGAAGCCAAGCGTTAACTTCTCCGCTATCCAAAACCGGAGCCTTGGCATTTCCACGAAGCATTGGGGCTTGGCTCATTTTGATGTACCAAGCCGTCAAGAAAACGCCCAACGCCTTGTACACCAGTTCACGATAAGAATGAGAATTTCCTTCCATAAATCACCCCATTACTGCGCATTATGCAACGCATCGAAAAGGTCCAACATCACCGTAGTATAGTCAATCGCATACGGATCCAAAATCAATGAGCCGTACGGAACAAACTCTTGCTTATTTTCATCATAGTCGACTGTGCGAGTTTTTTCGTCGTACGCGCACTTGACTGCCACCGCCAACCCAACCCACAAGAAATCTTCGGCGACTGCAGCTTGTGTTCTACCGTCTCTAGGAACCATACCGTGTTCGGTTACATAAACACCAGTATGCTCGGCGTCCTTACCTATCTTGAAGATACATTTCACGTCCGCAGCTTCCAGACGAGCAGCTTCAGCCTCACTAATTTCGGCATATTCCAAACCGGTAGTAAACTCGTTCGGCTTACCATAGTTATAAGCCTCAGATACCATCGGACTCATAAACATAATTTCATTTGCATTATTGGTGGTCGGACTAATATACTCCTCATCACCATCGACGGCAACGTCTATAGAATGCATCTTGACGTGATACTGGTGAACAAGGTCGCGGTAAGATACAACCATCTTCCACACGGACGGAATGAAATCCTTTTCGTATAGCTTGCCGCCATTTTCCAGCGAAGCCACATAAAGTTCGCCAATGGAAATCTTAGTACGGTCTGCAAACGTGACATTATCGCGCTCAAGAATATCGCGAGCATCTTGGGTAGTCTGACGATACTGTTCGGCACGAGCCTTGCTCTGTTCTTTACGTTCTTCGCGAGCATTCTTGTAAGACTCGCCATAGAATTTCATAGCCTTCTGAATAGCGTCGAACACGTCGGCATAAGAGCCGTTTGAATCATCGTTCTTGTTCAAATAGTCGCAGCTTACCTTGATATCGTCCAACGACAAACCATCAGGCTCGCCCACCTTAAAAGCGACCGCCATACTGCTAATCAAGTTCAGAGCACGAACTTCCGGACTATCCGTATTGGCATACGTTTTCTCAAGTAGCTGCTGTTCCTGTTTCTTTTGCTGATACAAGGCTTTCATCGCAGCAAGAGCTTCTTTATTTACTGGCATAGAAACGTCCCAAAATGCTATACGCAGTTTATACGTTTTTGACCAGATAAAAACAAAAGCGACCAGCAGAACTGGTCGCTCTTGTTTAGGAAGTGCGTATGACTTACGCAAGATATTCGGGTAGTTCGATCAGAACTGGAGCCTCGTCGTTGTCGTCCAGACTCTCGTCCGTAATCAACGGTACGGTGTCGGACTCGGTCGTTTCGGCGTCCTCGGACGGTCCGTTAGCCTCTTCGTCGAGTACGTGCATAGCCTTCATAAGAATGGCGTAACTTTCAATCAAGTCGTCATCGTCGAAGTAGAAGATATCGTTCGGCACGCACCCAGCCGACAAGAAGTCCATAGCGAGCTTGTAATAGCGTCGATGGTTCGGCACCCACACGTCAAACAAGAACCCGGCGTTATTCGCCATAGTACCGATAGGAACAATGTCCGGTTCGCCGCCGACAAGCAAGATTTCCATACCATCGGGGAGCTTGTCAACCTCGTTCAACGGGTCGTCACGGAATTCCTTGTTCGGACGGATAGACCTAGAAACTGTGCGATTAGCCGTATAGATGTCATACATATAGCCACCCGGACGGTAAATCGCGCCATAATACCGCATCGAGTCATTGGCAGCAAACGACTTGACCAAATCGAAGCTGATTTCGTGAGACGGTATTGCTGGGTTCTTCTGCATATACTCGCTTACGAACTTCGTAACGTCGGTGTCTGGATTGACAAAACCGAGCGATACAATCTTCTTGCTGTTTTCCGCCATAAGGGATGCAATCGTCGAATTGTCGGCGAGCTTGAACGCCGGGTCATATTCGTCAGTTCCTTCAAGGCGAACTCGGCTAGACAATATCAGCGGTACCCCTTCTAGGACAAACAGAATCGAATAATCGCACCTAGCGTACATTCCCAAAACGCCAGAATTGCAGAAAATCTTTATCGGGCAGTTCCAGTATTTCTTGTCGTTAATGGCCAGATCGACGAAATCCTTGTACTCGGCATTGATATCCGAGCCTTCCAAATCGGACAAAAAGACTGAATACTTCGAATCGAGCGTGGTAAACCCATGTTCGATTGTCGTTAGCTTACGGCCAGAAGCCCAGCCAGCCGCCAAATAGTCCTTCAACCTCTTGGCAGTTCTGTAGGTCCGCGACAGTTTCCAGCCGATGACCAAAAACTCATACAAGCGACCGGCGCACCCGGTCACTTTCGAAACAGTACGTTTACCGAAATTAGTAAACGATGTCAGTACGTTTCGGATCTTCAACTTCAACATATCCAACCAACGGTCCTAGTACGCGGCACCAGCTGTGGTACATCTTATGAAGGATATCGCCGTGTTCGGACAGACGAGCCTCTTGTAGGTAGTCGAGCTGACGGCTGATAGAATCAGCGATACCAGCCGGGAATTCGGTCACGTCGACATCGGTAATGAAGTCGTTTTCGGCAACCGGCTGGCCATTCTTGTCCATAGACAAGCCAGCCTTGATACGGTCTTCTTGGCTAGGGGGGAGAATCCTCTGCACCTTCTCGTACTCGACGCGCAGTTTCCAAGTGCATTGCAACGTATGGATGTAGCCCATCGCAAGCACACGGTCAGCTACCGACATTTTCAAAATCTTCTGTTTGGGTTCTTCGGTATTCATATCAAACCTCACTTAGACCTAAATTAGGTCATTTATACGATTGTTGCGCAAATTCTGAGCAAAATTAACATCATTCTGGTTTATTTCCAAGTATACCACGAACCTGAACTTAAACTTACCAATTTCTTTCACAATTGGTATGGATTTCATATCTTTTGGTTCGAAAGTGATGTAAGCCGACCAGTTTCCAATCTTGACCATCTTAGTCACGCCCAAGACCAAGTCTTCGACATTCAAGTTAAGTCCGGTCTCGATAAAGCCGTCTTCGGTAAATTTCGTGCCTACTGGAGCCTTCGGCTTGTAGGTAATGACTAGGTCGCCATTGGTTCCGCCATACAGACCATTGTTTCCAGCACCCTTGATAGTCTCGGTCAGCACGCCCGGACGATAGAAAATAGTCTTGCTGACCTTTTTCTTCAAGAAACCCTTTCCATTGCACGTTTTGCAGGGGTTAATCTTAATAGTACCAGTCTTATTACACTTGGTACAGCTAAGCTTCTTGCCATCCTTGACGACATAGCCGTAGCCGCCGCAAACCGGACACTTGCACTCCCGATTTCCACCAGTACCACTACAGTCTAGGCATTCGCACATACGAGTGAACTTGACCGGCATCTTCTCACAACCGGACAGATAGATATCCAGAGGGATGGTCACGTTCAGCTTGATATTGGTTCCGTTCTTCAACCGAGGGTCTTTCGTCGGAGCCTTTCCGAAGTCACGGGCAACGGTAGGTTTTCCAAACACGGTGGACATCATCTCGAACATCGCCGTATTTGCGTTAGACTCGTCGTACTTCTTTCGTGCGTCCGGCTTGCCGATCAACTTGTAGGCTTCGTTAATCTCCATCATCTTGGTGTTGTCACCATTGGTCTTGTCCGGATGATATTGTCTCGCCAAGGACTTGTACGCCTTGTCGATATCCTCTTGGGTCGCATTGAAATCTACACCTAAAACTTCGTAAGCAGTCATATTCTACCTCGTCAAAAATATAAACTATATCAAAAGTATCGGTAAAGCTCTATGGACGCATTTCAATTCATCAAAGACTGTGTGAGTAAGTGCAAGAACGGAAAGAAGATCCGTGAATCCTTCCAGCCCCATAAAGGCAAGGAAAAGCGTAAACACGCCAAGGTCGGCTTCAAGGAATACGCTTTTGACAGCAATCCGGGCTTTGGCCACCTAGCCTCATCGTCCGATGGCGGAAGCACCAGCCCAGTCGTTATGGGTACTAGCACGGTCGGAACCTCCGGACCGGTCGCAGATATCGGTATGGGTTCTGGAGACGCCGGTGGTGCCGCTTGCTGCGCGTCCGTCGGCAACCTCGGAATCGACGCTATCATCGAGAGTTTCGAAAAAGAACATCCGTCCGAAAACGTCGTAAGCGAAATCCGCCAGCTTTTCGAAAACGTGAAGAAAGGTCAAGGCATTCTGTATCACGGCTGTGACGGTATGGCAACACCAAAGACCGAGTCAGCAAACCCGGCAGCAATCGACAACGCGCAGCTTTCCGCTCTGGCGGCATCGTGCGAAGCCGCTCTCAACGCGTTCAAAAATTACACCGGATTCGACTACCTTACTTTGCGCAAGTGAACATTTCTGATTTAAAATAAAGAGGCGGTGATGAACCGCCTCTTCTTTTTATTGGCCAGCACCATAGACCGTGGCCGGGGTTTCTTCCTCCTCTTCCTTTTCTTCAGGCTGAGGCTCTTCGGTAGGAACCGGCTTTTCTTGCTCGGCTGACTTTTCGGTAGGAACCGGCTTTGCGGTCGGCTTCAGAACTACCGGAGTTTCAGCCTTCTTCTTAGGTGCGTTAACCCTCGGAATCTTGGCCAAGTCATAGATCGGAGTTTCCGCATCGTAAGCATTGGTCTTGGTATTGAAGGTCTTGCCAGTAAGGACGCCCATCTGCACATAGAACTCGTGTTCAATGTCTTGGTCGCTCGGCTTACCTTTGGTTTCAGCAACCGCCGTGTCATAAGCGTTACGAACAGCGGCAACATAGGCATCCTTGGTCAACAAGCCAATGCCATCAACCTTGACCATATTATCACTAATGTCTTCGGCGTGAGTAAGCTTCAGCATATCATCGCCCAATGCAACCGTTTCAGGAACCTTGGAATCCTCGGCAGAGGTTTCAAGATACTTGAGATTCTTCGGCTTGACACCAGTAACATAAGTCATCACAAGCTTGTCCATATACTGCTCGGCTTGTTCAGCGAACTCACCGTCATCGGAGTTTGCATATGTGATTCCATCGGCAGCCATCTGATTGGCAGCTGCATACAGCCAGTACGTCAAAGTACGGACATCAAGAGCGAGGTCGTAGTCAGAGAAACGAACGCTGCGGCTAGAATTGCCCGGAATGAGGTACTTAGAACGAGTCAACGCCTTGTTCATCTGGATAACAGTCGTGTTCAACGCATCGCTGTGATTGACACTGTAATGCGGATCCATACGGAGGTGAGCAAGACGCTTACGAGCCGACATAGACGGCAAATCATTTCCAACGCGCCTTGTAGTTTCGCCACGTTCAAGAGCCGCCATCAACTGGCTATTCATCTTGGCAGCAGCGTCCTTCCAAGTATTTTCATCAGTCTTGTACTGGCACACGTTGTTAATGAGAGCTTGGAGGTTCTGAGCCTCTTCATAGCTAGTATCGCCGAAATATCCCAACGGAGCACCGTTGCGACCCTTCATACTCTGGATTCCACGAAGAATCATATACATCGACTGGAAGCTCGGATTGTCCATCATACGTTGCTGGTCAGCCTTAGACCCACAATACATATTGGTAGCGGCAATAACATCCTTGACGCTCAATTCGTCAGGAATATTAGACACAATTGAAGTCATCTTGTCAACCCAATCTTGGTCGACCTTAGACAAATCCTTCGAGAGTCGTTCAGGGAAGACATTAACTTCGTTCGCAATGTCACCCATTTCTTCGATGGTGTAGTTCTCGTCGTTATTAACCAAGGATTCCTTGGCGCGTTCGACAAGAGCCGCACGAGCGTTCTTCTGGCCGAGCGAAGTCGTAGCGACAATAACATCGGCGATCGGAGTTTCCATATCGTCAGCAAGTGCGTGGATAGACTTAACTGCCGCCTTGAGCGCGTCAGAAACCTTGTCGTTATTCAAGCTTACTTCACCAGTAAGTTCGTCGATGGTACCGATTCGGTCGGCAATCTTCGAACAGATGTACTGACGAGCAGACTTGACGAGTTTAATACGTTCGCTAACCGGAATCGAGATTTCGCCAGTCGATTCAGATACCTTCATATTGAAGCTGATCGGATTATCCGGGTTGAACCAAGACGCGATAATTTCAGCCTTATCGTCATCATCGTACAAAGCTTCGCCCGGTTTGTTACGACCAGTACCAATCGGATTCAACCTATCTTCACCGAACGAATAGCTGAACGTAGCTTTATCGCGCTTGGTAGCCCAAGCGGCACCAGTTTCACGTTCACCCGGATTCAAGAATTCCTTGGCCAACAGCTGTAAGTTATAACCACCAGCCAGATGCTCAACGGTATTTTCGGTGCTCGTATATTGGGTATCTCCAGAGCGTTCATCGTCGAAGATTGCGTTATACACAATACGCTGCGGGGTCGACTTAGCGATGTCGCCATACGACATATTGCTTTCCTTCAAGCTGCTCTTGATACTGTTGAACATACGCTTGCTACGTTCATTGTCAGAGTAGCGTTCATCTTCGTCAATGATGCTATGCTCGAAAGTTTCCATAGCCTTACCAAGACTATACGCATACTTTGCCAATACCGGATTATCCTTCATCGCCTGTCTCATATTATCAGAGAAAGCGTGACGTTCTTCAGTTTCCTTATCCGAAATGACACCAGTATTCTTCGAAGACAGCGGACGGAGGCGTGCGCGAGCAAACGCGTCAACCGGATTATCCTGAGCATCCTTGTTGGCATAACTGTTAGTCTTACCATAATGGAGTCCAGTCGTGTTGTTCAATTCGTCAGTAATGCTTTCTGGATCGCTCGAAATCAAGCGACCAACCTTATTGACGAGCTTAATCAGAGCAGCATACGTCTGACCTTCATCGGCATTGCCCATCTGTTCGAGAGCCTTCAAAGTATAATTGATGGCCTTCATCGAAGCCGGGTTTCCACTGGCGTTGCTTACATAAGAACGGAGAGTCGAAATTTCGTCATAAGCTTCCTTAACGTCCGCTCCAGTAGAGCTGAACAGCTCTTCACCGAGGACGGACACAAGGTGGGAAATCGTCGACATATCGTCGTTCGTATAAGCATATTCACTACGAGTCAAAGTATTGTAGCGAGAATCCTTATTGGTCTCAGCAACATCGATGATTCTGCGAGCCAGTTCGACTTCATTCGGCTTAACCGCGCCAGACTGGATTGCGCTAACCATCGTCTTTACACCAACGGCCTTATTGTAGTCATTCGCCAGCATTTTCTTCAAGGAACCCAACGCCTTGTCGATGGAATCGACGCGACGTTCCATATCCCACACGGCGGTCTGCTGGGTTTCATTTAGTTCCGCGTCATCCGGCAGCTGGTCAGAGAACACACCAATCTGTTCCGATAACGTGTTCTTCGTATCGGTCATCAGTTGGATATCCTTGATAATAGACATTGCACGGTCATACGGATTGTCGCTTGCCTTGGCTTGCTTAACCATTTCGTTAAAGGCTTCGTTCGGATCAGCAGCGACTTCCTTCACGGCAGCCTTACCAGCATAAATCTCGCCAGCAGTATTGCCGTCAAGCAATTCGTCTATCTTATTCAATTCATAGGCGTTCGAGTTTTCCTTATCGACCGCAGTAACCGGAGCCGCTGGCGTCAAATCTCCAAGTTCGATATTTTGATACTTGAAGTCATCAGACAATTCCATCGACTGCTCTTCGGTAGTACCGATACCACCGATTGTACGAAGCGAGATAAGCAACTGGGTAGCCGTATAAAGGTCATTGAACTTGCTGTAGGTATGATCGCCGGTGGACAAGGACTTACAGAGTTTCTGGACGGTATGCAAGTCCTTCACTGTATAACCCTTACCCTTAATCTCGGTATCGACCACGTTATTCCAATCAGCAATCAACTGCTTGCTGTTTTCGATTTCTTGGTCGACAATCGGGTCACCAGTCTTTTCGTTCAACTGGGCGTCAGTCAAGCTCTTGACCATTCCAGACCAACGAGCGATGGTCTTCGGGTCGGTGATATACTTAACCGAGTCGACCTTACTACCGTCAGCGGCAGCCGCGATGACCTTATCTTCCGGAGTAAGAGTTACCCCTTCAACGCCAGATGCCCAGTTAGCGAACGCAGAGAAATAATCAACACACTTTGTCACCATACGAACGTTCTTTTCGTTATTCAGATCGCCGTTGGTGGACTGTACATAAGTAGCAAACTTGATGGCAAGAACCAGAGACTTAATAGCCTCGGACACTTCCGCATTCGCGCCGGTTCCGTTAGCGTTATTCTTTTCGTTAGCCAAGAAACGGTATACGCTGAAATCAATCGCGCTGGAGCCTTGAATCACCAAAGCTTCTGCGGTAGGAGCGGCACTATACAGGGCATCACGCTTCGACTTCATCAAGTTATCATCCTTGATGTAAGTGCAGCTTCGGAGATAGTTGTTCGCCGCGTTGGTAAATGCCTTCGCAATGCTTGCGGTACGCGTCAGCAATTCGCCAGCATTGGGAATTGTGGTCGTCGTGTTGAAAACCTTCTTTGCAAAGGCTTCATAATCTTGGTCGGTAGACGCGTCATTCGCAAAACCGACGTGCTTCATCTTATAACGGTTGTTCGGCAGATAAAGTCTTGACTTGATACGTGCCAAACTCTTGGCTTCGTCTTCAAAACTGTTAATCGGGTGTTCATTACCGATACGAGTCTTCAACTCGCGAATCAAAGGACTTTCGCTCATAGAATCGGCGAAGTCATCGCCAACCAGTTCAGAGAACGGCTGGATTCCGAAAATAACACCCCATACACGGTTTCCCTTACCGACAGTCACATTGACCAGAGTGCGTGACTGGTAATCCTTGCACTTTTCGCGGATATCGCTAAGCGGAATCGTTTCCACTTCTTCGGCGGACAGATCACCGCTATTCTTCGAATGCGGATTCATATTCAAAATGTGAACGCTTTCGCCATCATTCACGAACAAAGCCGTGAGTTCATCACCGATAGTGGTAACACCGCTCGTCTTGTTACGGTCAGTTGAACTTTGGTCGCCGAAACCGTGAGCCGGTTCAGGCAAATAGCCATACTGTCCAAGTCGGCGATTACCAATAAGAACGTACTTCTCGATTACTTCAAGAATACGTTTTCTATAACCCGGATGTTCATAATACTTCTCCAGATCATCGAAAAGCGAACCATTTTCACCTTCGATGTACCCGGCCATAGCGTCGTGAACGGACAATGCAGTTTCCGAGTCAGTTGCAATAATATCCTTGGTGATTCCATCAACCCTTTCCGGAGTAAGTTCGCTAGTAAACTTCGGGAAGGTATTGCGGAACAACAACGTCATACCAGCCATCACATCGCGACGAGTAACACGTTCGTCCTTGCTTCCTCTGAGAGAAATCGGCTGCTGGTTATAAATATCAGTGAAATTTGCGGAGAACAGCTTTACAAAGCTTCTTGCCGTAAATTGAGTCTTGTCAGTAATGAGCGTGTGCTGGTTAGTCTTATCTTCACTCGACGTAACATTCTTTGGCACAAAACGAGACAATGTCGAGCCATCAGAACGTTCCGAATCGTCAACATCATCAATCTTCGTCACACCCTTTGCAAGGCTACCACGGGTCTTTTCAAGGTTCTTGTTCAAGAAATCAGAATACTCGGCAATGTTCTTCTTTGCCATCGCGTCGTCATATCGAATATAGTATGCCAGCAGCAAATATACCGCGACTTCCTTGTTCAATTCATTCGTGTCGACATTCGTAACACTCAGAATATCATTTACAAAAGCCCAACCGGCATCGGTACGAGGCTGGATTTCGCCGATTTTATCGATGAAAGACTGGTTTGCAGTAGCGTCGTCGGCCACCGAAGTATTTTGGCGCGTAGCGGTTCCTTCCTCGCCAGCCGATAGCAATGCCCTAGTAAAGTTGAGGCCAGCCTTGAACAGCGGATTATTCTTTTCACGAGACCTATAATAGTTCTCTTGGAATACCGTAGCCGCCGCGTCAACGTCAGCTTTCGAGATGCCATTTACACCAACCAACTTGGGAAGCTGCTCATAGAAGTAGCGAGCCAATTCTGGGATCACTGTAGAGACCAAGAACAAATACTTACGCTGCTTGTCTCGTGCCTCTTGCTTGGTCTCACGAAGAATCGAACTGTACTTCGAAATGTCAAGCTGGTTCAAAATTCCGTCCAACACCGCAATGGCCGCAGCGTTACCGCTAATGAGGCCGAAGCCAGCGTGTCGTGAATCACCAGTCGAATTACCAGTGCTAAGAGCATTATCGATTGCCCAATTCGCTTGTTCAGTGAACTGGTTGATAAAAACGGGACCCAAGCTTTCTACTACTACTGGTTGGAACATCATTATGCTACCACTAAAATCTTAACCGTAGTTTATATTGTTCTTCGTCGAAAACTATACCAAAATTATATAAACTGCAAGCAAACACGAATCGTTAGGTATTTTATGGCCAGTCTTACATATGAACAGCGTCAAAGCAATGCCAAAGCAATCGCACTTGAACTGTGCGGCCAGAGCGAGAATAACCGTTACAAGGGTAAAATTTACGGAGCCGTTGATGAATTTTTGACCAAGGTGGCGGAATCCGCGTCTCCCCAAAGTGTTGCCCAACTCAAAGCGGTCGACAAGATCGTCAAGGACGACGTATTGCCTAGACTCGCAACGGCTGGTGTTATCGAATATCTTCCGAGCAAGAAGGAAGACGTAATCTGCAAAATCATCGGTAACAGTGCCGTCCTATCCTATCTCTGTATCGCAAACACGAGTGACCTTGATACCGAAACCCTAGCGACTCTGTACTCGATCTTCCAGAAAGCTCCAGCCACGGCGACAAGCATCAACTATAAAGACTTTGCCGAAATTGTAGACCCGAACACTCCGTTCCAGTGGTCGCTCTCTTCCGATGCCATTGACAACGAAATGATCAGCCGTATCAAGAAAGCCAAGAGCATCGGCCTCAAGACTATTACTGGAGACGAAGAGGAACAACCAGCAGCACCAGCTGAAACAGTTCCTACTGAAGCAGCTCCTACCGAGGCAGCTCCTACTGAAGCAGCACCAGCTGAAACAGTTCCTACTGAAACAGCTCCTACCGAGGCAGTTCCTACTGAAACAGCTCCTACCGAGGCAGTTCCTACTGAAACAGCTCCTACCGAGGCAGCTCCTACTGAAGCAGCACCAGCTGAAACAGTTCCTACTGAAACAGCTCCTACCGAGGCAGCACCAGCTGAAACAGCTCCTACCGAGGCAGCACCAGCTGAAACAGTTCCTACTGAAACAGCTCCTACTGAAACAGCTCCTACTGAAGCAGCTCCTATTGACGCTCCAGCTGAATCCTCGGTTGATGGAACTACGTCTTCAGTTGAAGATACCATATCCATCGACAATGAACTTGGCGACCCAGATAAAATCACAGCCGAAGAACCAGCAGTCGAAATTAAAAAGGAAGACCAAGTTAAGCAACCCATCGACCAGCAAAAAGCGAAAGAGACAGTCGCCGTTGAAGATCCAGCACCAGTAGATGAACCGACCGATCAAGAACCGATTCCAGAAAACCTCAAGCACACTGAGGAGGACGAAGTTAAACCCGAACCGAAGAAGCCGAGACAGCCGATTCGTTTCCAGCTTCCTGAAGGTTTTGGTAAACCGACTAGTGCCGCAATTTGGAACACTCCGGTCATTACCGACTTCGGATATCCGTTCCTCAACTTCAGCAGCGAGGCTATCCAGCACTTGTTCAAGACCAAGGATTTGGATGACAAGAAGCGTACCTTCAAGAACATCAAGAAAATGTTGAAGGTAGCCAAGAAACGCTACGGTGGTATCTGGAAGGCAATCTACGGTGCGCCGCTTGAACTGTTCAAGAAGTTCGCCAGCGACCCCGGTACCCTCTGCGTTCCGAACTACTTGAAGGTAGATACCGACATCTTGGATGAAAATTCCGATACGGTATCTGTTGCTCCGATTAAGTATTTCAGCGTTGACCCGGATTACCAGCCCAACGTCGAAGTGCCTAGAGCATTCCTTGAGAACTTCTACGACGTGTTGGACTTTACCAAGGCGTTCAAGACCTATGTCAAGTACGCCGACGGCCTCACGATGCAAGAGTTCTATGAAGAAATCTGTGACAATGACGGCAAGTGTCCGTTCTACCTCCTTGTGCCGAAACAGGCCAAGTTCAGCCGTACCGACGTTTCGACCGGCTCCTTGTTCTCGGCTCTGTTCGGCGGAACTCGCTGCATTATGCTCAAGACCATCTTCAAGGGTAAGAGGGGTTGCTTCTTGATCGACAAGAAATCGGCCAAAAACCTCTACTCTGACATCAACTAAAACCAAGCCTTGCGACGAGCAAGGCTTTTTAATTGCCTAAAACTATATAAACTGCGAGAAAAAGCAGTGGACTTGTATTATGCAGCAAAATTTTCTAAATGCAGACCTCAATGAAACGTTCGATGATTTCGAACCAGATGTCGAAGCAGTTACCGTTGAAGGTATGCAATCAATTATTGACGCCATTGAAGGTGGCGTTGTTCCAGTGGCCGCACAGCATCCACTGACTGAAATGATCGTCGACGGCAATGGAAAGAAAGTTGATGTGAACGCTGACGACCACGATACGAAGCCAGCTCAACAGCAACAGCAGCAAACCCAAGAATCCGCTCCGGAGCAAAAACAGCAAGAACAAGCCCCGGAAAAGCAACAACAGCAAGCGGAGCAATCTAATAAGTCAGGACAGCCGGCTGAAGGCAATACTGACTCTACCCAAGAAGTCAAAGAGGAGCATAAAGAAGCTGACCAGCTCAATGACCCAGACGCCGCAACCGAACCAGAAATCGGTTCGTTCGAAAAGCATTATCCGAAAATTGCAGAACGATTGAAGGCGAAGCTCAAGGAAAATCCGGAAGCTCTGGGAAAAATCCTCGCGTTCCTCAACAAAGACTCCATCGTCAAGAAAATCGCAGAAAATGTCAAAGAAGGACCGTTGACCGAGCAGCCAGCTCATATCGATACGACTACGATACCGAAGCTAGTCGAGTTCTACAACAATAACTCCAAAGACAAGATTGACTTGAACGCGCCAGCTGAACAAGCCAACAATGCCGAAGAAGGAAATCCAGAAGAAACGAGCAGTACCGAAGAAGCTCTGCCCATTGATTTGAAAGTCCAAATCAGTATGCCTAAAGGCTTTAACAAGACTCCTTCCGATCTAGGAGGCCGCTGCACATCGACTCGATTCGGATATCCGATGATTAACTTTGGCAGCGAAACCGTCAAGGAAATGCTCAAGCAAGCCAGCGACCTAGACTTCCTGAAGACGCTTGTCAAGGAATTTGTCAAGGAAACCAAGAATACTCCTATCGCAAATGCGCTCGGTATTCGGACGATGTTTGGCCAGTGGAAAAAGATTGTCAAGCGCATCCGCGAATGTGGCCGAGCAAAGTGCATTCCGGTCGTACACAAGCCGGTTAAGATTAAAGGATCCGACAACATCCAGACCTTGTTCGACGGCGTAAACAGTAACGATATTACTAAAGTAATGGTCAACCCGATTAACACCAAGTCCAGCCAAATCAACGAATCCGTGGACAATATGGCTGCCGATGCTTTGACCGAAGGCTTGATGCAGAAAATCAAAGCTGGTGTTAAGAGCATAAAGGACTTTGCTAAGAATGGCCAAACCGGCGACAACTCTTATATGGACGAACCGGGTATCGAAATTCCTATTCCGTTCTTGGCGCAGTTCTACGAAATCAAGAAACCGAGCAGCCCGGAAGGAATGGAAAAATATACTCGTTATATGTCCAACGAAGACCTCGAAGAAATCAAGGCTGACGTTGGCGAAGCAACCGTGAACGCGGCCAAGTCTTCCAACATTCCGTTCAAGGTGGCTCTGGTCAACGCTTACGCTAACAAGCACCAAGGCCAGCTTCCGTACTACATCCTCACGCAGCGCAGCCAGCCGAGGGAACGACTCAAGGTAACTCCGAAGCCGCTGCTCCACGACCAGTATCTCGTGAAATCCGTTGACGGAATCAACCGCGCCGTCGGTTATTTCATCGACAAGGACACTCGCGAAAAAATCTTCGAATTGGGTTAATTATGGATAAATCCTTGTTCTTGACACAGCTTTCCGTAGGGAAGGCGCAGCTCGAAGCCAACACGGCGGACTTTATCAAGAGGGTAAAGGACACCGAGGCTATGTTCAAGAAAAAGAACCGCCGCCACGTAGACCGCTACGCGAGCGGCAAGCAGCTTGAACACTATTACCAAGGCGTAACCGCTGACAACGACGGAAACACCGTTGTTATCTTCAAGATTCCGTCGTCCAAGAACAAGAACGCCAACCCGGCTGACTACAAGTTCTACTACTGCTTCATCGACATCATACCGAAAGACACCACCTTGTTCAACTTGGCCAAGGCCAAGGCGAAACTGAGCGAGCGTATGCAGATCTTGAAGGATGCCGACATTAAGTTCTTCTGCACTTGCCCAGACTTCAACTGGTCTGGTATGAAGTACAATGCCAAGCACGTCAACGACAGCTTCTTGGCTGGCCAGCACGCAGCAGACGACCGAGACGACCACGGCGAGGACATCAATCCTTCCGTGAGAGACCCGGAACACAAGACTACTATGTGCAAGCACTTGGTTGCCGCGTGCAGCGGTATCTTGACCAATGCCACTTCCATTATGAAGGACGCACGCAACTACGTCCCGGAAAAGAAGGAAGAGCCAGAGAAACCTGTCAAGATGCCTCTCGGAAAGCAAGAGGAACCAGAAGAACAGAAAGCCGAAGAAGATGCAAAGCAGTTCTTCGATAACGTACCCGGTTTCAAGACCGAGGAAACTACCGAAGCGATGGACAAGCTATCCGACGAGATGTCAGACGAAGCCAAGGAAAATCCGGGTCTGGACGTTATCGGCACGAATCCCAACGCCGAGGAACCCGAACAAGGCGAAGAAACCGTCGAAAACCCAATCGACGGCATCATCGGCGGAACTCCGGAAAAGCAAGAAGCGAAGCCGAACAACCTTGCCGACCTCGCCGAAGAATCTGAATTGGATATGTTCAACCAGCCAGTCGAAGATGAAACTGAACCGGATTACGAAGATGAAGACAACGAAGACCTAAAGGATTCTCCGTTGCGCCTCCCAGTTTAAATAGGTTCAATCCTCGCGACCTTGGTCTCTTCGGAATTCCATTTCCAGCCAAGGTCAGAACCGATGAACAGTCCCATCAACGCATCCAAGAACCCACGTTTCAATGGGTTCTTTACTTTTTTGAGAGTATAGTTGATGTACATACGGTCGATCTGGTCACGAGTATACGCATCCAGTCCGCCTTCTTCATACAAGGCCGTGAGCAGCATAGACATACCGAGCGACAGCTCTACTCCGCAACACGGCAAGAAGGCGCGTAACCAAGCCGGGAACGGATGTGACTTCATTTTCAAGCCTCGGCTTACAATTATACGATGCTCGTCGTTATCGATGAAATCCTCGCCGCCGTCCGTCATTTCCGTTTGATAGACCAGCTTGATATCCACAACCATATCCTCGTCAAGAACATATCCCGGTGCTCCGGGCTGTCGACCGATCTTAGGTTCCTTTTCAAAAACAATATCACGAATATATGTAGCCATAGACTTCTCGATGTCTAGTTTCCCTACGTAAACTAGCTCATTATTCGTCTATGGCGACATTTTCATCGATTATGTCGGCGGTATCGACAGTCTTGATACCACGACGGGTCATTTCAGCGAAGAAACCCTCGTCGACCAAGCAAGGCATAGAAGCCTCGACCATATCGTAATATTCGACTTCCGTAATTGTCGGAATGCCCAGCTTCGCAAGCTCGGCGTCCATAATCTTCTTCAAGCGTCCGCAGAATTCCTTCGGGACGATAACAGAATCGTGAACGGTGCAGAACGGACAACCCAGCTCGCTGGTTATACGAGGACATACTCGATTGAAGATGAAGTTGCTTTCCACCTTCTGCAGCTCGTATGCCAACGCAGCGTGACAGTTCTGCTTCATCGAGTACAAGCAACGCAGAAGCGTCGGGAACTTGTCTTCCCATACGCGCTTCACGGCGGCACGTACCGGTTCGCGTTCCTCGTCAAAATAACGCGGAGAGAACAAGAACGACACCAATCCGCTCTTAGCCTCGTCACGAGTCACAGTCTTGTCCAAATCAAAGTCTTCGCTCAGTTCCTTGGCGAAATACTCGTAAATCTGGTGTGAATTAACCAAACCAGAGAACACATTCAATTCGCCGGACATCTTTTCCATCGTGTATTCACGCTGGCCTTCGCGCCAGAACGGCCTGAACTGGATGAAAGTATCTCCGGACGGTTCGCAATCCTCTTCGGCAAAGACTTCCAAGTAACGCTTGAACACCGGTACGATGAAGGCAATCTGGCTCGACTTGATATCGACTTCGCCAACTTCCTTGCCGTCGCAACGCAATGCGGAAGCACGGAGTTCCTTCTTCATACACGTCACGTTCGTATGGATTCGGCCATAACGATCGTGCTTGACGTACATAGCGTACGGCTCCGTACCAACGTCGTTGAAACGCTGAATCTTGGCTCTCTCCAGCTTTTCCTTGTAGTTGGTCATCTTGCCTTCAGCACGAAGCTTTTCGAACGTCGCATCGGCGGCCTTCATATCAATCGAGAAATGCTCCAAGTTCTTGTAGCACGTATCGACAATCGGATCCAAGAACGAGTCTTCCTTGCGCTTCTCCAAGACGGCGAACCAGCGGTCGAGGACGGTCTTGGACTTAATCGTGTAGGAACGAAACTTACCAAAAACTTTCACGGACTCGTTGGAAAAACGGCGAGCCGAACGAGAGTTCAGATACTTCGCGAGATAGGTGCCATACTTGGCCGTGAACCAATAAGCCTTGCTGCGACCACGGCAGTTTCCGTTCCCAATCTCGTAATGGTTCGAACGGCCAACGAAGCCTTTCTCAGCCAAGTAGCCGACTACCAGCAGATAGTCGTTTCCGAAGATATCACGGAGGATGGGGGAATAGAGATGGGTACACCAGTGTTCCTTGGGGACACGATGGTCAAGGGAGGTAACCTCGTTCTTTCTGTGGTCGGAAACCAAGGAATTCGTAAGGATTGAAAGGAAAAACGCGGCACTATCCACGAAAGTACGTGACCTCTTGGAGTCACCGAACTGGCGGTAGTAGTCCGTTATCAGAACCTTCAAGTCGTTCAAGACGGGTTCAGGGAGCAAGATTTTGTAATGACGCGGTCTCATTTTCGTGGGCAAAGCTACAAAAAGCATATTTGGTTGTCAACTCTTTCCACCAATTTTGTTGAGATCCTTTCTATTCCATATATATGGTAAATCCTTCTCATATCCGTATTCCTCGGTCGAGAGTTTATTCCTTGTCTGTCCGTTCAAACTAGTCCAAACAGTTCCCACCCCTCGCGACCAGCCTACGGAAGTACCAAATATATGTTTCATGATTCTAGGGGCTGAAAAGGTATAAAAAAGGCTCCCTTGAGAGGGAGCTTGAAACGGTTCCGAGGTCGGACTAGTGGTGCTAGTTCAACCCGGACTTGAGACTGGTACGACGCTGGTGCGTCAGTATGTCAGCGAGTCGAGTCGGGACCGGGATGCGGCTGTCCTTGTCGACGAGCGTCATAACGAGCTGGGTCGCGGTCTCCAGAGAGATTCTGTTCCCGACCGAGACGAAGATCGGCTTCACGTTCGGACGGCTACGTACTGCTCTGCCGAGCACCACGCCGTCGTGTACGATGTCCGTGAAGTCGCCTCTGGTGTTGCCCGGTTCGGTATACGACGCGTCGTCGGAGACTCTGTAGAACGTCTTCGCGACGCCGATGGTCGGCACGTCCAGACTGAACGACGCGTGTGTGGCGATGCCCATCTGGCGCGGATGGAGCACGCCGTTTCCGTCAAAAATGAATAAATCTGGTTTTTCCGTAAGTTTTTTGACGGTTTTCTCGAAGAGCGGGAGTTCGCGGAAGGCGAGGAACCCCGGCATATACGGGATTTCGACACGGTCGAATGTCGACTGGAACTCGACCATCATGTGCGTATGGAAGTCGATGACCGCAATTACGCAGACCGCGTACTCGCAGTCCTCGCCGTTCCAGTAGGCCAAGTCCACTCCGGCGACCAGACGAATCTCGTCGGTCTTGAACTGGTCGGTCTGGATGACTTGGCCACGGAGTCTGTTCTGAATTTCCAGAAATTCCTTTTCCATACCTACCAAAGTAGAAAATTTCGAAGCCAGCCTACGGGTGAACCAAATATATGTTTCATGTTTTAGGGTGTTTTTAGGTGGAATGGAGTAATTTGAGTTTCAAACTGTTATTGGCTATATTCGAACTAATCGAAACTGGAACAAGGAATGGGCTGGTTTAAAAACTTGAATAAAATCAGGTTCAATGTGAACCTAACCTCGCTTTACTCGTGGAAGGAAGTCGGCTTCCGGACTATGTTCACGGATTTGCGCCCAGATATCGAATTCGAAGTGGATACGCTGAAAACTTTTGAATGGGTGGCCTCGCTGCGCAAGGATGGCTTCTACGCGAAGCCGATGTACTTGCACCGTGAATTTGCCGACGGACTGCCCGAAGACATTATCGAACGAATTGCCGTGGCCGTGCAGCGCAGGGCCGAGCAAGACTTGAACGAAGTGCGCCGATGCATTGGTTGCCTTGAGTATCTGGAGGGTCCGCTCGGATCAGACCGTGCGTCGTGGAACATCTATAACCAGAGTGGCAACCGTTTCCGCAAGGACACGACCTATCGTATGGTGTTCGCATTGGACAAGACCGACGACAAGCTTGGCATCATCATTGCGTCTCCGGGATTTTTCCGAGACAACGTAATCTGGCTTGGCGACATAAAGCAAAAAATCGACATACACTCCGAACCGTTTAAGAGTTACTATCAGGAGCTGTAAGATGGCGGAAGAGGTCGAGGTAAAACAAGCGGAACCGTATACGTCCGTAGTCTTTGACAAGGCTGACGACGTGTTTTCCGTTATCAAAATTTCGGCGTCTGACCAGACTGCCGGTAACAAGCTAAACAATTTCATTTTTGGAAGTATGACCTTCTACGATAAGGCCGTCGCCAACACTTGGGCGGTACGTGAAGGTTTCAAGACACCGTTCGTTTACTTCTACAACAAGGCGACCCATCTGTTGCCCATCGGGTTGATTCCGCGTGTGAGCGCGTTGCTCAAGAACCGTTTCGGAACCAAGATCGGT